GAGCCAAGGCTATTAGTGAGAAGTATGATGCTCTTTTGGCAACCGACAAGGATGACATTCGACAACAGATCTTTGATGCTATTTTGGCTACACAAATCACCGAGGGTCTTGTTTTCTATGTGTCGTTTGCTTGTAGTTTTTACTTTGGATATCGTGGAAAGATGGAGGGTAATGCCAAGATTATTAAGTTCATCAGTCGTGACGAAAATCTACACGTTGCTATTACCCAAAATATTCTTCGTTATTTGAGTGAAAACAAGGAAGAAGGATTCCAAGATATTGTTAAGAAGTCCGAAGACAAGGTATACGAAGCATACAAAATCGCTGTAGAGGCTGAAAAGGACTGGGCTAATTATCTATTCAGTAAGGGTAACCTTGTTGGATTGACCAATGATAGTTTGAACACCTACGTTGAGTGGTTGGCTAATAACCGTCTACAAAGCATCGGATATAAGAAGTTGTATCCTAATGCCAAGACCAATCCATTGGCTGGTTGGTTGGACAGTTACTATGACAGTAAGAAGCTTCAAGTGGCTCCTCAAGAAACCGAGTTGAGTAGCTATGTAAAGGGTGTGGATAACACAATTACAGAGAATGCTTTCGACGGATTTAAGTTATAAATAATATGTCACTTTTAATGAGTGACGTATATTTATATGATAGACTTACCATATGAACTATAGAGATCAACTGAAAAATGCTGTAAAAAAGATAGTAAGAGAGGTCATTGAGGAAAAGACGACTGAGGTTAATAAGACCTGGGCTGAAATGATGGAATCTTTATCTAAAGAAATCAAGAAGCCTATTACTCTTGACGATGCTGGAAACTACAACGTATGCGAATGTGAGCCTCATCACATTAACATTCGCCCTATAGTTCACGATATCTTCGATTTACAATACTTTAAAGACGGTGTAGAACGTCAAAAGATTTTGTATATTCCATTTGAGGATGTCAAGAAGTATGTCAAAGAATGGTTGAATTCAAAAGAACTAAACTATGTTGATAATGCTTATGAAAAGAATGTAGAAAACAGCAAGGATAAAGAAGGTGGTAAGAAAGCAGATAAGGCATCAGAAGAACAAAACTTGGTTGATCCAGAAAAAGACAACAAGGTAGTAAAGTCTATCAAGGCGAAGGCCATGAATGAACCAAAAGATGATCCAACTGAACCTATGCGTCCTGTTGGAAAGACTGAAAAGCAGGTAGATCATAAGTCTAAGAATCCATCTTATGAACCTCCAAAGCTACCAAAGAATCTACAAAAGTTGGTAGTCAAATACACCAAGGGCGGTAAGGCTCGTAAAAAGTAAAATACATTGTTATGGCAGACGGAGAATTCAATCCAAATAGTTACGATGCGGTATTGTCGTCAATCAATACCCAATTACAGGCGATGAATTCAACGTTGACAACGATGCAGAACACTGAGAAAGAAAACAACAGTGCGCTGCATAAAAAAATAAACGAAGTAGAAACAAAGATTGATAATAAAATTGACACCTTCAACGCAACGTTAACAAAGAACATTACAGAAGTTAATAATAAAGTGGTTGCATTGGAGTATTTTAGATATTATCTTGCGGGTATGGTAACTACCGCTTCTGCTCTTGGTGGCGCATTTTTTTCATATGTTTTTACAAAGTTCTTGGGTGGTGGCGGTGGTGGCCCAACCCCTCCACATGCTTGAATAACATAAATCCGTCTTCGTCCAATCTTCGTTGGTCTAAATTATAACTAAAAGGACATATATGATTAAAATGGTAATGGGTGTTGCTCTTGCTTCGGTATTAGCATCACAGACGGTCAAGGCGGGAGATCGTGAATGGGCAACAGTTGGTAAGGTTTTGACAGGTGTAGCTGTTGTTCATGTTATTGATAAGATTGTAAATCCTGCTCCTCAAGTGGTTTACGTTCAACAGCCAGTAGTAGTTCAACAACCCGTGGTAGTCCAACAGCCAGTAGTGGTTCAACCAGCACCTGTTGTTTATGTGCAGCCTGCTCCAGTTGTTTATTATGCGTCACCTAGTGTGGTAGTGTATCCAGGCTGTCCAACGCCGGTTTACAGATATCATCACCATCATCACTGGCACCGTTAATTTGATTAAAAATAACAAAAGGAACCGCTGACAAAATCAGCGGTTTTTTTATTTGGGTGTTGACATACAAAAACTGTGTGGTAGTATAGGTGGTGTTGAGATCACCTATGAAAAACAAAAAAGGCAATGAAATGAATTTGACCGTGACGGCGAATTTTGATATTAAGAAGTTCCTTGATACGTGCAAGGATTTGCGTCCATCTTCTCTGATTATGGATGATGTCAAGTGGAAGTATATGGTTCGGTCCACAATTCGTGGCAAGAACATTCTTCTTCTTGGACCCACTGGTTGCGGCAAGACTCTTGCTGCTCAAACTGTTGCCAAGGTTGTTGGTAAGGAAAACAAGTTTTTCTACTTCAATCTTGGAGCTACTCAAGATGCCCGTGCATCTCTTATTGGAAATACGCACTTCGACAAGTCTAGTGGAACCTTCTTCAAGGAGTCCAGCTTTGTTAAGGCTATTCGCACTCCCAACGCCATCATTCTTCTTGATGAAATTTCTCGTTCTCATCACGATGGTGTTAATATTCTTATGACCGTTCTTGATGACCTTCAACGTTATCTTCGCCTTGATGAGAAGGAAGATAGTGAAATTGTGAAGGTTGCGGATGGGGTCACATTTATTGCTACTGCAAACGTTGGTAATGAATACACCGCTACCCGTGTTATGGACCGTGCTTTGCTTTCACGTTTCCCAGTCAAGATCGAAATGACTCCTCTGGATCGTGCCAGTGAGTTTGAACTGTTGAAGTCTCGATTTGATATCACTGATGTAGATAAGCTTGATATGCTTAATGCCGTCTGTGACATTGCGGATCACACCCGCAAGCAAGTCAAGTTGGAAGATAGCAAGATTACCAACTTTCTTCCTACTCGTTCAACCGTCGAGATTGCTGAACTTATTGTTGACGGATTTAATTTGCTTGAAATTGCCGAGACTACCATTTATCCTAATTTCAGTGACGATGGTGGCGTTGACAGTGAACGGACCTATGTGAAACAGCTTGTTCAAAAGTATATCAAGACTGAATCCAAGACCAATCTGTTCAACGATCCTATCAAGGAAAACAATCAGGTTCCGTTCTAATAGTATAAACAACAATTAACCGACTTAATTTATGGGAAAGCAACACAGCGACTTCTGGATGAAGGATTATGACATGGATTGGGATTTTACAGACGAATCCGATGATCTTGATCTTTCTAGTGCCCAGACTGAAACGACTGCTCACCTAATTAGGTTGTCGGCCGCACGTAGGGCTATTTCTAACTACGTGTCAATTCTCACCAGTAGAAACATCCCCGTCATGTTTAACGATCAAAACGTTAGTATGACTGACGGTAAGACCGTGTATATTGGTGCTGATGTTAATGAAAAGAATAACTTTGATGTAGCTGTCGGATTGGCGCTGCATGAAGGCAGCCACATCTGTTATTCTGATTTTGATTTGTATAAGACTTTGTGGCAGAAGGTTCCTAGAGAAATCTATGACTGTGCCATTAACCTGAACATTTCCAAGGAGGAAGTGGCAAACGTCTGTAAGACTTTGTTCAATATTATCGAAGACCGATACATTGACTACACTGTATACAAGAATGCGCCTGGTTACCGAGGTTACTATGAGGCGCTTTACGACAAGTATTTCAACACCAGTATCATTGATGATGGACTCAAGAGCAACCTATACAGGTCGCTTAACACCGAGTCATACATATATCGTATCATCAATATCACCAATGAGTATACTGATCTGGATGCTTTGCCTGGTCTGTATGAAATTGCCAAGACTATCAATTTGACAAACATCAGTCGATTGGACACTGGTATGTCTCGTCTTGAGTGTGCGTTTGAAGTTGCTACAATTATATTCAAGAACATCAACGAAGCTAAGATGGTTCCTCAACCCAAGATGGATGTCAATGCTTCTGGTGGCGACGGACAAAATGAGGATTCCAAGGGTCAAGAAACCAAGGTTGAATCTGGTGAAAAGTCTGACAAGGTTAATCCTAAAGATGAAGAAGATGCTCTTGGTGGCGATACTACCTCTGTAGAGACAACGGATGCACCTACTGCCAATACTAATGTTGGCGATGATGATAGTGTGTCTCAAACCAAGAAGAGCAAGATTGCAAGGGCTTTTGAAAAGCAGAAGGAATTTGTTTCTGGTAATCTTAAGAAGAAGAAGGTTTCCAAGAAGGAGAATCAGGTTCTTAATATATTGGAACGTAGTCAAATTGATCTGATCGACGTTGGTAACGAATATGTTATTAGTCAGAACAACGTTGGCGCTATTGAATGTATTTTGGTCAAGAACCTTACTAAGGAACTGGCTATGTCTGAAGAGTTTCCGCTTGGACCTGTTAGGTCTTGGTATGGATACAAGGATGTGTCTTCTATTCCTCAAGTTATTGAGCTACAGAAAATCATTGATCGTGGTATTAGTCTTGGAACCAAGATTGGTAAGCGTCTTCAATTTCGTAACGAAGTAAATGTTGAAAAGTTTACTCGCAGGGAAACTGGACGGCTTGACAAGCGTATTATCCATGAGTTGGGTTTTGATGCAGAAAACATCTTTTACACTACTGCTACTTCTAAATACAAGAAGATGAACTTTCATATCAGTGTTGATGCTAGTGCTAGTATGAGAGGAAGCAAGTGGAATAAGACTATGCTTCTTTGCACTTCAATTGCTAAGGCTGCCAGTATGTTGGAAAACATTCGTGTCACCATTAGTTTTAGGTCTACTATGGATAAGATGCCGTATGTTGTGATGGCATATGATTCCAATAAGGATAAGATTGTCAAGATCAAGAATTTGTTTGCTTTTATTCATCCAGACGGGTTGACTCCCGAAGGATTGAGTTTTGAGGCAATCATGAAAGAAATGCCTGAAGGTGGGGCTGATATGGACAGCTACTTCATCAATATTTCTGATGGCGAACCATGTTTTTCTTTCAACGGCGAAAGCGTTCAGATACCCGTTGCATATAGTGGTGCTGATGCTGCTTCTCATACCAGAAAACAAGTTAACAAGATTCGTAGCATGAACTATCGGGTTATTTCTTACTTCATTAGTGAAAATAACACTGTTCCGCCACAATCTGCTAATATGTTCAAAACCATGTATGGCAAGGATGGTGTGTTTATTAATGTTGAAAATATCAATCAGATTGTGAACACGCTCAATAAAAAGATGTTGGAAAGTGTTGACGTATAACAACTCTTCTGATATAATTTAAACACAGGTATATCATACCTAAACTATAAACATAAATACAAGAAAGGATAAAAAATGAAAAAGACTGATCGTAAGAACAAGACAAACCTCACCGTTAATTGGCCGAAGAATATCTTCACAATTGAGGAACTGAACCAGAAGAATCCCGAGTTTGTCAACATCACGTTGCGAGTTCGACTCAAGAAGGCGATCTCTGATAACATGGTTTCGGAGGTTGGATATCTTCACAATGGTAAGGGTCGTCCTCGTTTGGTGTTAGCATGTTCACCTATTACTCAAGAACATATTGCAGAAGCAAAGAGTAAGGGTGTTGTGCTGAAGGATGGATTGAGTGTCAATGTTTTGACTGTCAATGCTTCTAAGGAAGAGTCTGTTGTCACGATTGCTGAGTCAACCAATTCACAGAACGTCACTATGTCTGTGTAATAGTTGATTCAAATATTGTGAGACCAAAGCGGACTTAGCTTAAGCTGTCCGCTTTTTTCTTTTGAGTAGTAATAGATAGAAGCATCTTTCATGTGTTTTTTGATGTTTTTAACAACACCTTCACACATGTTCCAACTACCATAATAGATAGGTTCATCCAATTGACTGTCAAATATACTAAAAGATCTTTGACTCGTTTCGAATACAAAAAACGTTTCTTCTTTTGGATTGATCTTTTTAAACTTCATGGTATACTAGTTTATAAATATGGACGTATTACAAGAATATTTTAGTGGAATCGAACAATTCGACTATGAGACAAACAAGAAGAAACTAATTGACAATCTCAATTATCTCAAGTCGATGTCTGTAGAAGAACAAACCTTCTACAAGAAGTGGGTCGAACTGCAAGAATTAAATCATTATTCTGAACGAGCAGCAATTGCCAGAAACAAGATTTGGACACCCACAGATCTAAATGATGAAGCAGCCACTATTAAGGAAATTGAAAGTATTAATCCAACAGTAGTTCATGTAGATAATACTGCACTGGATACTGAATGGGTAATGCTTAGAACGTTTGTTCATACAATGGCATATGATCAAACCCCAGGCAGATTCATCAAATTGTTGATTAGCGATGGCAACAAAGATAATCCTAGATATCTTGGTGTTATTAGTATGTCCAGTGATGTTATTACAATTACTGATCGTGATAACTATATTGGTTGGACTCCCGATGCAAAACTAAAATGTAAGAAGCTGAACAACAGTGCAATTGGTAGTTGTATTATGTCTACCCAACCATTTGGATACAACTTCTTGGGTGGAAAGTTGATTGCGGGGTTAGTAACTGGTGAAACTGTAAGAAATCTTTGGAAGCAGTTGTATGGGCAAACTCTGGCTGGTATTACCACAACCAGTCTATATGGCAGTTACAGTATGTATAATAGTCTTAAATGGTGGCACAAGTGTGGAACTAGTAGTGGTAAAATGACTATCAAGCCAGACGATGACATTTACAAGGTATGGCACGATTGGATTAAAGAGAACAAAGCCGACAAATACAAACAGGCAATGACCCAGAAAGAAGGTGTTAGTGGACCTGTAACTGGTGCCAAGAATCGTGTGTTGAGCATGATTTTCTCTCAGTGTGAAATTAAAGCAGCTGAATATGTCCATGGATATGAACGTGGAACATACTATGCTTGTCCCTATCGTAATAGTAGGGATTTCCTAAAAGGAGAAATTGAAGAAAGCAAGCTAGAGTTGAATCCAATTTACAATGAAAAATACATTATTGATTGGTGGAGACAAAAGGCGATTGCGAGATACAAGACTCTCAAAAGTGAGAATCGATTGAAGGGAGACGTTCTGTATTACAATAAAATGATCGGAATGTCTTATGAAGACTCAAAAAAACTTTACTTTGGTGAAGTAGGAAGATGAGATTTTTACTATTTATTATGGTAAAGGCATGGGAAAAAGTAAAAATCCGTCCGTCAATTATACGTTTGCAGATAGATATCAGAAATTTGTATCTAAGCTGACGCAATTTGCTAAGTCTGCTAGAACAACGACGGAAAAAGATACTTCTCCTGAAGGTGTATTCACTGGTGATCCTGGTGATTTGCTCATTAAAAATGACAATTTAATCTGGTATAGAGCAAATACAGACGCAGATTTTAATTCATTATCAGATCAATTTCCCGATCTTACTAAAAAAACACAGTATGTTTTAACCCAAGGCATCAACAAGAAAGCCTCTTGGGTTAAAACAGCTGCTGGCCCTACCACATGGAAACTACTTGGATACTTCTGTCCAATATTGGGTGTTGATTGTTGTGCTACTGGTTCATTTAGCGGTAGCCAAAGCGGTAGTGGTAGCTTCTAATTGACTTCACACTTGCTCGTGGTATAATAAGAACCATGAGAAAAAGTTTGTGTTGTATATCCCTTAAGCTCCAAGAACGTGGTTTCAAAGCAAATACCATGACAAAATCACGGTTTCTTGCACTTGAACGTGTCGATTCACTTGAAATTCTTAGCAAACGTGTATTAAACAACGTTAATGTTACAAAAGAAACTATCAAGTATTGTATCGATAAAGGATGGAATTATCGTGTAAGTAGCGATCTATTTCCTCTAAAAACTCTACCCGAAGCAGATCTATCATTCGATTGTCTTCCAGATAAAGACAAGATTGATCAAGCATTTCGTGAATGTGCTATTCTTATCAAAAATAGTAATATTCGTTGTAGCACTCATCCCGACCAGTTTGTGGTTCCTGCCAGTGCAAATGAGTCTGTGGCACAGAAATCTATTGTGGAATTGACCTATCATGCTGATATTATGGATCGGTTGGGTCTTCCTCGTTCGTATAATGCGCCTATAAACATCCACATGAACTGTTATAAGGGAGACCTCAAAGCTACGGCAAAACGGTTTATAGAGGTGTTTAGACAGCTTCCTGAGGGTGTTAAGAGTCGTTTGGTATTGGAGAACGAAGACAAACCCAATAGTTGGAATGTTGACCAGCTGTATAACTACATTTATCAAGAAACTGGTATTCCGATTACATATGACAATTTACATTTTCAGTGTAATACTGGCGGTCTGACTGCTAAAAATGCAGTTACACTGGCAAAATCTACATGGGGTAGTTATGTTCCGCTGTTTCATTTCAGCGATAACGATGTCAAAAATCGTAATCCTCGTGCGCATGCGGACTATCCTACCAAGTTTCCCGAAGAGTTCGTTGGCGAAGACATTGACTTGGACTTTGAGTTCAAAGCAAAGGACTATGCGATTGAATACTTCGAAAGCAACATCCAAAAATAAAAGAAGTAGAAGTTGTTGACTATCTAAGAACGTGTGGTAAGATAATTACAAGTTGGTGATGAACTAACGAAACAAAAAAACAAAAACAAATAAAAAGGAAAATAAATATGTATACTCGTAAGAATGCTCGTAACAAGACTAACTTCGTCGGCCACAATACCACTGGTGTTGAGCTCTATCTCTCCACTCCAGTTGCTGGTGCCAAGAAGGCTGCTCGTTTGACCCTTCGTGCTGGTGATACCCGCCTCGATTTGAACGGTCGTCAGATCAAGGCCCTCCGTGAGGTTCTCGCTGCTGGTTACAAGGCCTAATCAATGACATTAGGAACAACAACATTGATTGTTGGAATGTGGCTGCTGTCGATAGCAGCCACATTTTTTCTTTATACCAGTCTTCGTAAACAAATCAACAATCTTAAACAAAATCTGGAAAATACGAAGAACGAATCAGACAAGTTATTCACTACAATAACTGAAGCATTTGAATTGTTGTCTGGTGAACGAGTCAAGGTCATAAAAGATCTTGAAGAACTGAAGCGACGTATTAGAATGTATGGCAATGAAACGAAAAGGCAAAGCTTCCAACAGCGAAGAGACCGTAGTAAAGAGTAAAGGATTGTTTGATCACGTTAAACACATCCGTCAAGTTCAAAGTCCAGATTATTATGAGTCATTGACTGAAAGTGAACAAAAGTCATTCAGTAAATACATGATTCTACGAGTCTTGAGCATGGACCCAAATGTCATCGAAGAAATATCGTTGATATCAAAATACATGGAGGTTTTGCCTGAGAAGCAAATGTATACATTGTTGATTCAGTGTCTACCCAAGGACTTCAAGTTTTATCCATATATCAAGAAGTCTACAAAAGATCCCAACCAAACAATTATAGATTGCATCTGTAGAAAATTTAATGTGGGTAGTCGTGATTCCAAAGATTACTACAACCTACTTATTTCGACTGAAGATGGTATCAAGGAATTGCAAACGTTGGTCGCATCTTTCGGATATTCACAAACAGAAGTAGAAGAACTATTTACCAAGGATTAATATTATGAAAGTTATAGGTGTATCAGGCATGGCCAGAAGCGGAAAAGATTTGTTTACAACTGTCGCACAAGACATTCTTGAAAAACAATATAAACTCAAGACAGAGCGTCATGCTCTTGCTTATGAATTGAAGAGTGATCTCAAGGATCTTATTTTCAAAAAGACGGGTATTGATGTGTTCACAGAAGATACCGCACAAAAGACCATTATTCGTCCACTTCTTGTGGCATATGGTGATGTAATGAGAAAGACCAGTGAAGGTAAATATTGGACTCAAAAGGTGGAAAAGCACATTGCCAAGTCAAAGGCAGATGTATTTTTCATCACCGATATCAGATATGATCATTATCCAGAAGATGAATGCACTTGGCTTCAATTCAAGATGGCAGGCAAGTTGGTTCATGTTACCCGATTCAAGATGGGTCCAGCTCCATCCAAACGTAGAGTCACCACATCAAAGCCAGTTAAAATTTATGAAGCAGCTCCTAATGAACATGAGATGCTTAATAATCCCAAGGTGATGAAACGTGCCGATTATGCTTTTGAATGGGAAGATATGTCGGAGAAATACACAACCAAGGAACAGTTATTGGAGTGTCCTTACATTAGAAAACATGTTGAGGATGCTTTGATTTCAATGAAGATTGTAACTAAGTCTGTAATCTAACGTAGTTTCAATTTCAAAATCGGATGATGCGAGTTATGGTTAAAAACTATTTCCGCATCATTTGTTTTATTGCGCATATAGTCAGCCAAAGTGTTTTGGTTGTTCTTCACAAACTTAACATAAAGTTCGTTACACTCTTGAGCTTTTGCTTGTTTTCTGCTTTTGTTACACGAACAGATTCTTGACAATCCGTCAATGCATTCACCCAAACTAATTGCAATTTGGTTTGGATCACCTTTGATTAAGTTATAAAACGATTGATAGTCGCCGATAATCATAGTAGCTTACGTATAATTAAATAGATAAACAAACTGGATACATAGTTGATTGGAAACAACAACAGAGTATATATTTCATGATAACCAACTGTATATACCAACACACTCACCGTTGCTAATGTTGACCAGAAACATAAACAAATTGGACATGATATTAGCTTTGTAAAGTAACTTGGGTATTTACTATACAAAAACGTAGGATAGTTAGACATCGCATCAACTTCTAATTTATACTTTGAGAACTCATCTATTCTAATCAAATTACGAGTATTTGTTAAGGTGGCGATGGTCGTCATGATATCACTTTCAAACCACACTATTAGTATAAATGATATCCAGAAAATTAGAGGAATGTCGAGGTCTGCTAGATTCATACGTTTTTATTCAGTTGTTTTTCATTACTATCCAATACACTCTTTAGTATTGCTAGGTCAACACCAACCTTGTCACCCAACTTAACCAAAGCCTTTGTATCTTTTGGAAAGCACTTACCACCGAAACCACGTTCACCAGTAAACACAGCTGTATGTGATTTGGTAGTTCTAGGGTCCAATAACCATAGATCACGAACTTCATAATAGTTGGTTCCCAACTTCTCACAGAGGTCATAGATCTCATTACAATATGCCACCTTCATCGCCAACTGAGTGTTGGTGATATACTTTGCGAGTTCGGCATTGATTGGATCAGTTACTCTATAGGTTTTGCTTGGACCTGTAATTGGTGTATAGATCTCAATCAATTTATAACACAATTCTTTCTTACCACCAAAAATAAAGAACGGAGTTTGTTTAACGTCGGTAGTAAATCCATCGGGTGTCCAATACTTTGATTCACCAGCAAACTCTGGACTAAACACAATATCTTTATTGTATGTCTTTATGAGACGATCTGTGGTTCCAATTTCTACAGTAGACTTCAAAAGAATCAATGGAGTATTTACCCACTGAACCGTTTGTTCCACAATAGCAGTGTTACAACTACCATCTTCGTTTTCTGGAGTTGGAACACAAATTACAGCAAGATCACACTTATTGATATCATCCTTCGTAGATGAATTTGCAAGTGCTGGATCATAGATCTTTACATCATAATGACCCTTGAAAAAGTTATGAAACGCTTTTCCTACATATCCATAACCAATGATTCCTATTGATACTTTATTCATACTAGTTTTTCTAAATACCACTTATCATTAATATCTATCAATCCTCGACCATAATCTTTTAAGTTATTTACCTTTAACTTGAAAATATCAAACTCTACACTACCTATAACACCACTATCTTCCAACATCAATTGAAGCATGTTGAAGAACTCAAAGTTTTGTGTAGTTAACTTAGATGCATCGAACTCAACAATTACATCATTTGTCTTTTGATCCTCATATCTCTTCAATTTCTTCTTGAGATTGAATTTGGTATTCTTTTGTTCAGCCTGAATATAACGATCATATGGAACGTCTGTATAGATTGTGTCACACCATGGTTCCAACAACATCAATCTGTATTCATCACAATTGATTGCTACAAACCCAACATCGTAACGTTTAGGCACAATAGGCTTCATGGTATCTGTGTGTTTCACAAAGTGACCCCACTTACGAATGAAGTTTCTGGCACTCTTGTTGTTCTGAGCCAACCACTCATCACTTTCCTTACCAACGGTGGTTAGAGTAGGATTATAACGGCTACCACGACAAGTCATGTGATATACACATCCTTCCCATGTTTGAACAAACTTGTAACCGTTCAATTGAAAACGATTGAAGATGTCACTGTCTTCTTTGCTTTGAGGAGCATAAAGTGGATCATGACCACCAATTGATTGAAAGTCCTTTTTGTAAAGAGCCCATGGTGCGAATATACCCTCGGTGGTTTTGTCACGGCGGTTGATCTTACTTTCATTGAACCACTTTAAGAAGTTCTCTTCAATAAACAACTCTGGCTCAGTTCCAAAATCCATCACAATCTTCTCTGGGCCTGGAGGATGAAGAGGTGGTTCGATTCGGGTCAAACTCACAACTGTGCCTGGCTGAATGTATTTCTCAATGTGCTTGTCAAAATTTGGACACGCATACATGTCGGCGTGGTAAATCATGACCACATCGTTGGTGGCAACGTCGTTGATCAAACGGTCATATAAAATTGTGTGACCTAGACGGGTTGGACCATCGTTCCGAATGAACTTAAAATGAGGATCGTTCTCGGCAGTTTGCTTACACCAATCAGCTGTTCCATCATCACTAAAATCATCAGCGACACAAACTTCATGTTGTGTGTGACTTAGATTTTTTCTCAAAGAAGCATATGCCCACTTGAGATACTTCAGGTTGTTTCTGCTTGGTATTATAAAACTTATTTTCATGTTTAAAGTAACGTAGTTCGTCTTAATACATAGTTTTTACTTTTTAAAAATAAAAGCTATTTCCGATGATTCCTTTGTATAATGTGGCCATTCATTATACCAACGGTTTCTCTTGGATTTTTTTATAACTACACTGTCAATATTACTCTGAATATATGACATGTTTGGCAACAATTCAATTGGTGTGTATATGTTATTTTGGAAATTTTTCAATACATCAAGAATCGAGAAATTACAATATTTTCTATTCCTAAGATAGGTGTTGTCATACGGTTCGGTCGCATGTAAATCTTCTATTACAAATATACCACCAGATGATAGTTTCTCAAACACTGTATTGAAGCATATCAACTGTTCTGGAGTCGTATGTGGACCGTCATCAATTATGACATCAAACGTGAAGTCATATTTGTTTTTGAAAGTTTGCCAATCTTCTTCACTTCCTTGATTCACATGTTCATAAACAAATCGGTCACTTTTTACTTTTGGGTCAAGTATGTCCAAACCATATAGAGTAGAATTTGGAAAATAGTCATTCCACAAATTGATACTACCTGGTCTAGTTCCTATTTCTATTACATTTTTACACAAAAATCGGCGTGTCTCAAAAACATCATCATAACAATCATTGTATCCATGACCAGTCATGTTTTTGTCTGTTTTATAGTTTTCCCAGTCAAATTTTAGTTTGTTTTCCATAATATTAGATGTATTGCGTTGCTTCGACAAAATTACCTCCCAATGGAAATTGTCTTTGAAGCGTGATGTTCTTGGTATACTTTGCAATGGTATCATTCATACCACTTTGATTTCCAATGTTGACAAGTGCTCGAGTTTTTATGTAAAACTGAATACGTAGAGGTAACATACTCATATCCAACACTTTGTTTATATTAGCAAACCTTGTGAGTTCTATTGGTTTTGATGTCCAGTAGTAATAAGGTAAATCATACAGATTGATGTATTTCAACAACTTTTCATCTGATTGATAGTCATAACGGTTCGACAACAACAGTGTTCCAAATGGCTTGTCACCAGTAAACCCATTGATGATTTTATCACCCAAACCAATCTCTGATTTGCTAAAATACAATTCTGGCAAAACATCATCCAATTCATGATCTCTGAATTGCCAGAACTTCAACATTTGTTTGGCAAGAGGTTCATCGGGTAATTCTGGATTATAGATTCTGTAGTGATCGTGAAATACATCACCCTCACAAGTATCAACATAACCGTCCACATAAGGATTATTTGCAAATATGTCTTTGACTACACTAAATGGTTTGTTGGTCAGAACAGACGGACTTAGAATGTCTGAGAACAATTTGAACAACAACGCCTCAGATGGTAGATAAACCTTACAATCTGGATACTTTCTTTTTAGTTTGCGTGGTAGTGCTGAGATGATACCCCAATCACCAATACCAAAACATGTTCTGAGAATCACGAACTTTTGTTTTGCCAAATAGTCATCGGGAATGAATCTAGCATCACTTTGAGGAAATCCCAAAGCTTCACATTCATATACATTCACTCGTTTATCGTTAAGAATTCGCCAAAATATCATTGCACATTTCTCTCCATTGTTTCAACCAAACTTGTTCGGTGTAATATTTTTGATAATTTGATTTGGTAACATCAACACATTGGTTGTAAAAATCTTTATCATCACGTAGTTGAATTGCCAACTTATTAGCACTTTCAATGTCTCCAGTATCAACACTTAGATCTGGATGTAGAATTTGTTGAGTGTCCAATCCTGTGTATCCAATACATGGTATACCCCAATAAGAACAATTCAATGCAAACGTTCCAGCAACTCTGGGTCTCATCAAATGAACACCATAACTAAACTTGGACAAGGCAATCATCCAATCAGTCCACTCCAAAAATGGCAAGTGGTTTAGATTTGGAGTATGTTCTTCATTTTCAATACGTCTACCCATACTTGGAACCCAAATAGGTTTATTGAAGTTACGTGCCACAAAGTAACTATCAATCCCACTATACCAACTACAGAAGTTACCACCAATAATAACTTCACCATTACGTTCTGGGGTAATGTTCTTCGCACGTAACCCATCATCCACAATCAGAGTTTGAATAGTATACGTTTTCTTTTTGTATATACCACTGTAATATGGAACATCTGTTTTACTATGAGCAAACAGTATATCCATAGATCCAACAAAGTTCAAATATCTGATTTGATCAACATACTTGTAATCTTGATAATACCAATGACTACCCTCTTGCATATGACCAACCTTCTTACACAACTTTTTAGCATTGACAAGAAGTGTCTCAAGATTGAGTTGTGAAATGTCCTTGGGCAGAATTATCACACCAATATCATACTGTTGTTGTATGGACTGGGGATCGGACTGTGCCAAACCAAAGACGTTGATGATATCAGAGTCAGATGCAACAGGCCAAGATACTACAACACTCAAGTTATTGAAGTTTCGTGGAACCTTTCCGTTTATGTTGATTGGACTGATAAAACAAGTTCTCATGTTATGGAGTTCCCAGATTTTCCTCGACAGTAAAGTTCTTCATATACCGATCATTACTCTCACGTTGTTTTTCAATCGTCTTTTCATGAACAATTGCATATTCCTTTTGAGGAGGAATAATGGTATAGCTATCATAACCTTCAACTCGTTCATGCAAACGTTTCTTGTAACGAATGTTTGGTTTTCTCTTATACAACCGTGACTGATAGTCTGGGAAGTTTACCATACCTTCAACCATACGCCAACCCCACATATCAATGTCAGCTTGAGTTACACCCGTGAAATTATTGCATCTTGGCAACCAAATGACATCATTGACATCATTTTGTTTGATTAATAATTCAATGTGTTCCAACAAAGCATCCGTAGGATATTCGTCACCGTCAAGTTGGAATATCCACTCACCTCTACAAGAGTCAATACCAAAGTTCTTTTGTGCTCCATAGTTGTTATCCAATCTATGAAGACGTAGTTGTATAGAGTTTTGATACTTCTCAAACACAGCCAGTGTATCTGGATTAGTTGAGTGATCATCAATCACAACAATTTCTTGGTTTGGTTTGAGGGAAGAAACCAGCTTGGACAACAACTTATCCAAGCTGGTCGTTTCGTTATGGGTGGTAATTAAGTATGAAAGAAACATGTTAGATCTTCAATGTAGGTAGTCCAGCCGACAAAGAGTCACCAGTTGACTTAGTGAACTTTGGAAGCACAAATTGATTCTCAACAGCAAACTTGGGGACATACTGATCCAATATAGTCCACAGTCTCTTGTCCATGGCATCCATACTAAACTTCTCGGCGTTTTCTTGACGAAGAAGTTCTGCATTTTCAAATATCTTCTTTGGTCTACTATTGAAGATTTCCTTCATCTTAGTTTCAGCTAGACCATAAGATACTCTAAACCACTTACTGTCCTTGATGATCCACTGATTGACGGACTTTTTATCTACATCAACCAATTGACCTTGAAGTAATGTAGCATACTTTGGATTCATGAAGTCAAGGTGACCACTCCAATCTGGAGCAAGAACTGGCTTACCACTGAGTGTTTGTAACAACAATGGGTGACCATATCCCTCACCATGAGTAAATGAAATATGAACCTTTACCTTTGGATGATTGAACAGTGCGTTCATTTCTACCTCGGTCAACTCACCATGCAACAGATATACATTAGGAACTTGACCTTCAAACGACGAGGTAATCTTATTGATATTGTTTAGAATTTCAAACCTATCAACAGTTGAGAATCCAACACCCGAAGTCTTGAGGATCAAACATGGCTTGTTCGGTGAATTGTTGTTAAATGCTTCACAGAAGGTCTTGACTAGATTTGCAATGTCCTTACGATCTGCAAACAATCCACTGTGAGTCCACTGACCAACAAACAAGTAAGCAAAGTCTTCCTTGATATTGGCGAGTGCTTCATCAACGGTTGCAACTCGTTCATCAGTCTTCTTGAAGATACGAGTGTCAGCTCCCCAGAAACACACTTCGATTGGCTTCTTGACCGCAATTTCTTCACGCTTACCATCTGGGGTTTGCTTCAACATCTTGGTGCTTTCCAACACATCCTTGGAATGTTTAGACAATGCGATGGTCAAATCGGTTCTATTCACACCTTCAATGAACTCACCAGATGCGACTGTGGTTTCAATACCAGCGGTCATACCGATGTTGTATTTACCCACACGCTGAAACTCATTGGGAATACTCAATTGAATAAACAGATCTGGTTGCTTTTGAAGAGGTTGCAACAGAAACTTCGTAGTGAGGTTTCTATCTTCTGGATCTGTCAGTTCTTCGATATAACGTTTTGGTTGACAATTACCCCAACGAGTAGGTGCAATCTTTACATCGTATTTATCATATCGAACGATGCTCTTAGCAACGGCTGTTGCCCAATCACCGTATCCGCTACGGTTGAAGACTGGACCAGAAATTAAACATAGTGGTTTACTCATATTATTTGTTGAATTGTTGTTGTTCTCTTTCGTTGATTAGTTCACTATACTTTCTTGCTGGTGTTGGAATGCCTCCCAACTTGTTGTATAGTTCTTCCATCTTTGACATTTGTTTGGATGCTTGGTCTATGGTTTCACGTTTGTTGTCACTACTACCAAATCCACCAGACCCACGTTGGGTAGCAGTTAGATCATCGACTTCAACAAATCCACCGGTAATAGTTCCACATGCTTCAAAAATAATTTGAGCAATTGCGGTTTCTTTACCGTCTTTTACAATAGGTAGTTGAACTGGTTTGTCACCAAGGTTGATTAGTGCAACTAGAATTTCTCCACGATAATCACTGTCAATAACACCAGCAAGAACATCAATACCGTGTTTAACAGCAAGTCCGCTACGTGGTGCTACTCGACCATAAAATCCTTCTGGGATAGCTAATGCGATATCGGTCTTAAATGCTTTACGTTCACCTGGTTTAAGCTCATATGATTCGGTTGTATACAAATCATAACCAGCCGCACCAACACTTCCCTTACTAGGAATTACCGCTTTATCAGATAGTTTTTTAACATTCATTGAATTTCCTTCTTGATGGCTTCAACATCGATCTTGTGCATATCAAATCCAAGTTTATCTTGTGGCAAATTGTCCGTGTTGAACTCTTCACTATAACGGAATATACCAAACTTCTTGGGTGGTGTAAAGTTATCAATAGTGAAATCCATTGCTTTAATGAACTGATCACACATGTTCTTAGAGTTAATACCACCTTCGTTTAGTGCCCAACGTCTACCTTCGGCACCATATGACTCTCTCTTTTCTGGACCAACCAAATACCAATACATGATAGCCTCAGAAATATCCTTGTAATCCACAAAGTCATCCATGATGTATGGTGTAGGAGGACTACCTTGTAGTGTTTGAACCTTGGTCCACAATGGCTTTGACCAAACACCATGTTTCTTGTATTTACCAGTGACGTTGGTGCCAAACTCCAAGTTAAACTCATATGGCTTTCCATCATCATCCACAAGACCCAATTGATCTTGTAGACCACCAGTCACAGTTGCAATAACTGGAGTTCCACACATGATTGCTTCGGCGATACTCAATCCAAATCCTTCATTGGAACTCACATTGGCAACCACATCACAAATATTGTAAAATGCGACCATTTCTTCTGGAGTTCTACGATTTTCGTCGATGACAACAGTATAATCTGGACACACTGCTTCAATAACTGACAGAAGGTTGGTTCCTTGATCACATGTTTTGTCCGTATGCATCAACAAAGCACATTCCTTTGCTTGTTCTGGAGTCAAATGATCACAGAAGTTTTTGAATGCCAAAATTAGGTTGGCTGGGTGCTTTCTATGAGTGTTTCTACTGTTGAACCCAATCACGAACTTGTAATTGGTGTCGCCCAACAACTCCTTCTTTAGTTTGTTGACCAAACCATTGTTCTTGGGAAGTGTGTTAAACACCTTTGAGTCGATTCCGTGTGGAACGTAATGTAATAAATGTTTTCCTTTTACTGGCATACAATTTTTCCTTCCTTGTCAAAGTCTCCGTAGATACTGGTGCAATATTCTGGTCCCAATACCCACTTGTTTAGATTGTCGGTCTGTTTACTAATAGCAAACAAAGCATCACAGCTCTTATAGAACGGTCTATTCCACATAGGATATGGTAGATCATCCCAAATGTCCAGATATGTTAAAGGAATCTTGCTTCTTATTTGATTCTCAATCAGATACAACCAAGCCCAATAACGAGGATCTGTGAAGTGTAGGATGGCATCAGGCTTCTCAGCACCAATTACACCAAACAGTGTTTCTTCATTACCATAACCATCGGCTGGGTATAATTTCAAATAACAGTCTTTTAGACCAGTCATTTTATTGGAAGCATCACACATATCCACAACCTTACCGGCTTCTGGATGTTTGATTGCACCAGCGATCTGAACCCAGTCATAATGGTGTAATGTGCCTAATACCAGTTCTCGACTCATAGTTGCCACACCACTATGCATTCGAAGATCATCACTTAATAATAGTATCTTTTTCTTTTTCATTGTTTGCTTTTGGGATTTGAGAGTTGAAACGGTTTATTATAACTCAACTGCTGCACAACACTCTCGCTGATTTCATTTCTAAAATCATCGTCTTCAACATACTTCTCAAGACACTTGTTTACAAAGTCCTGAAAAGATATACGTGCTCGCACATTGATTTCCTTGAATTGAGTATATAACTCATTGTCAAGTTTTACTGTAGTAACAAATTGGTCCATAACATATTCACATATATACATATGTAAATATGCTGGCGGACCTTATATTTTATTTTGTGGCTTTACCGTCGCAAGCTTTCTTGTAGTGGATACAATACTTGCAGTTCTTTTTACCATTGCCTGGAATCTTGGGATATTGACTATCCTCATTATAAGATCCATCTGGTTTGAATCCATGATCCAAGAATTCAATGAAGTTATTAATTGATTCCTTGATATGGTTTGATCCATGGGGAGGAATAAATACTTGAATTCTGCTTTGTGGGAAGCTAACGTTTTCTAACAACTTACGTTTGACGATGAAGAATTCGACATCAATAGATTCCAAAGGAACATTGAACTTCTTACTGTAAACACTCTTGTATAGGTGAAGCTGAGCATATTTGCTTTCATCTTCTTTTTGATACTTGTTCCAACCTTGACCAGAAGTCTTGAAGTCAATAATACGATACTTTTCTTTGTTTACTTCCTTAAGAACAATATCAATGAATCCAACAAATTCAACGTTGTTTTTGAGTGGCATCTCCAAAGGAATTTCAATACCAACCAGTTCATAGTCTTTTGCTGGAAAATACTTGAGTCTATTGGCAGTCTTACAGAATGTAGAGATAATGTCTTGCCCATCAAAACAAAAGTCAGTGAACTCTTCTTCGTTGTAGTCTTCAGGCTTCAACTTTTTGACTTCTTCAGTAAACTTGTCGATGAAGATTTTATTGAGGTTCAATGAATCAGCCTCGGTTACACTCTTCTTATACAGTGTATCCAGATATGTTTGAAACACATGGTGAATTGCAGTTCCAAATGTGGTGTGAATACTATCATCACGCACACGAAGATTCTTGACATAATCCAAATACCACTTGTGTGGACACTTCAAAAATGTCGAATATTGGCTGAAACTAACACGATTCTTTTTTATTTCTTGAACAGACATAATGACATGATACACTATAACCTTGAACTGTCAATTTATAACAACTATTTATTAACGTATGAAGAAATTACTAACATTATTACTAACTGGAGTCTCGCTATTAGCAAATGATCTTTATCTATATGATTCTACAGATAAAGTTGAATTGGGTGAGGTTGTTGCAAATAAACTGAACGTATTGCCTACAACAAATGGTAAGACCTACACTTTGACCAATAACTTATCAGTAACAATTGGAACAAACGGAACTGCGACATACGCCCTGCCATATAGAGTTTCTGTGTATCAAAAGGAAAACTCAGCGGCTTATTTCAATGCAACTCAGACTGAGTATGTAAACAATTTTTCGCTACCTGAAGTGGTGAAAATTAAGGATCATTCTCTCAACTTCTCTAACATCGGAGAAATGTATATTATCAGTGAATCGGACAAATCTGTGACCGTGGGAACTTCAATGGCACTTATTATTTTTGATAAGGCAAAGATTTTTGTTAAGTCTGGAGAAAAATTTACGCAAGTATATGTTGTGGAAGGTAAGGCTGTGGTGCTAGATGCAAAGAGCAGCAAGAAAAAGAAGGATTTGAAGGAAGGTGACTTCTTGGTAATAACTCCACAAGCATCTTTGAGTCCAAGAGAAGCTAGCGTAAAGACCACAGGCAACAGTTTCAGCATCAAAGAAGTAGAAGATGTAGAAAAAGAAGTTCATACAGCTGAGTTAAAGACATTGCAGTCCAAATTGGATAATGTTTTGTTTGTAAATTATGGTTCTAACATATTTGGTTTTAAGCTGAAATAATGACACTACAACAGTTACACAGTCTTAACGAAGACGAATTATCAATATTGTGGTATTGTGTGAACAAGGTCAACCCACCCGTATTAGCGGGAGTTGACCTTGAACCATCTTTATTCACAAGCATTAATCATAGAAAATTGATGAATAGGTTAACAAATTGCAGACTCATGATCAAGCCAGAGAAGCTGCAAGTTTTCGATGGACTTATGGACAAGTTGCGACTACCATAAGAACATAGGTTATGTATCAAAACATCTATTTCGACAAAAAGACAAATACGTGTCATCTTTGGGATGACAAAAAAGGTTACACGAACTTCGTGTTCAGACCGTATGCGTATCGTAAACGTCCCAACGGAAAGTATAAGAGTATTTTTGGTGATGAACTTGAGAAGGTTTATAGTTTTAATCCCAGAGATCCATCGTTGTTTGAATCAGACGTTCCGATTGAAACCAGAATCTTGATCGACGCATACGAAGATAGTGATGATCTTTCAGAAGGACATCGTGTGTTGTATCTGGACATTGAGGTCAGCACCGAAGGTGGATTTCCAAACGTTGATGAAGCAGACAAGGAAATTACAGCTATCGCAATCTGTGATGGTCTGACCGAAAAGTATACTGCTTTCATTCTTGATAGAGAAGGTAAACTTGAGACATTTTCCAAAGATAATGTCGAGGTTGTGAGTTTCACTACAGAGGAAAGTTTGTTGGCTCACTTTGTTACCAAGTGGGAAGAAATTCAACCAACCATTGTGACTGGTTGGAACAGTAATGATTTCGACATGCCTTACTTGTATCGTCGAATGAAGAACATTATTGGTGCTTCACAGGCAAAACGTATGAGTCCGATTGGTGTGACTTATATCAACGATTGGAGTAAGAAACTCGTAATCGCTGGTGTGACTCACTTGGACTATATGCGTCTTTATGAAAAGTTGAACATCAAGAAAGAACCAAGTTATGCACTTAATGCGATTGGTAAGAAGGTTGTGGGTATGGAAAAGATTACCTACAAAGGAAGTCTTGATGATTTGTATAAGTCTGATATCAAGAAGTATATCGAATACAACTTGAATGACGTTCAGATTATTGTCGCATTGGAGAAGAAACTTCAGTTTATTGAATTGGCTAGGGCTATTTGTCACAAGGGTCACGTTCCGTATGATTGTTATCAAATGAGTTCACGATTCATCGAAGGTGCAATTCTTATGTATCTTCGTAGAAAGGGACAAGTTGCCAAGAATAAACCTATTGAGGGTAGGGAAGAATATGAGCAACGTTTAGATGAAAATGAAGAAGGATTTGAAGGTGCATATGTTAAGGCTCCTAAGCCTGGTCGTTATGATTGGGTTTTTGACTTGGACCTTACATCAATGTATCCGAATATCATCATCAGTCTTAACATCAGTCCTGAAACCAAGATAGGTGTTATTGATAGAATTGAATTTGATGAAAAGTTTGTTGATGAACGTCGTGCAGAATTGACCGATGATTACAACAATCTGAGTGACAGCACACAGAAAGAAACTTCGTTGGAACAATATATTGAACAAAGACTGTATTACTACAGTGCCAAGATGTTCACACAAAACAGAATTTCCACTTACCATATTGGTGGAAACGCTTATACAAATGAACAGTTCAAGAAATTGATTGCAGAATCCAAGTTGAGTGTTGCGAGTAACGGTGTTCTTTATTACAAAGAGACTGCCGGTGTTATTCCAGAGATTCTGGTCAAGTGGTTCGATGAACGCAAAGACATGCGTAAGATGGCTAAGAAGTATCACGAACAAGGTGATGAGTCTATGTATGAATTTTATGAACAGAGACAGAAGGTTCAAAAGGTTCTACTCAACTCAATCTATGGTGTTTTGGGTCTTCCTATCTTTAGATTCTATGATAAGGATAATGCGAGTGCCGTGACTATCACTGGTCAAGATATTATCAAGACCACTGGTAAGGCAATCAATGAATATTTCAAGAAGACGTTGAACGAAACCGAAGGTGATTGGGTGATTTATACCGACACTGATTCTTGTTTCGCAAGTGCGCTGCCTATCATTCAGAAGAACATGCCTGAGATTGATCAGAATGATGAAAAGCAAATGACTGATGCAATCTTGAAGGTGACTGGCGAAGTTCAGTCGTTTGTCAATAAGTTTTATGATATGATGGCAGTTCGATTCTTTAACATCGAAAAACATCGGTTTGATGCAAAACAAGAAGTTATTGCAAAGACTGGTTTTTGGTTGGCTAAGAAACGATATGCACAGTTTATCATCAACAAGGGTGGTATCGTGTGTGATGAAATGGAAGTGAAGGGTATTGACGTTGTTAGAACATCATTCCCAATTCAGTTTCGTAAGTTCATGCAACAATTCTTGGATGATATTCTTCGTAAGACTGACAAAGAAATCATTGATCAAAATATCTTGAAGTTCTTGGAAACCAACTTGGTCGAGTCATCTGTTATTGAAATTGCAAAGAATACCAGTGTCAAGTTCAAGAGTGGTGGTGAAACCAAGACTGATTATAATCCGAAGACTCGTAGTAAGTTCAAATATATCAAAGGAACCACTGCACAGGCAAAGGCTGCGTTGTTTTACAATGATCTATTGCAACATTGGGAATTGGATAAAATTGTTCCTCCGATTTTCCACGGTCAAAAGATCAAGTGGGTATATTTGAAGAACAACGAGTATGGTTCTGACTGTATTGCTTTGAAAGCAGACGGAACTGATCCAGATCGTATTATGGATTTTGTCAATCAGTATGTTGATAGAAACGCAATGTATGAACAAGAGTTGAAAGGTAAACTTTTGGATTTCTATAACATTTTGAATTGGGATTATCCAAATCAGACTGATAAAAAGCTTGGTGAGTTCTTTAGTTTCTGATACTTCTTATAGGTTGATGTTTTGTCAATCACTTGATAGTATTGATCAATGAGTTCCTACGAAAAACTATTGAATATCCCCTTAGAGGGAACCAAGTTACCTTTATTTGACTGTATATCAAACACACCTATTGCAACACAATATCAACGTGTTGTAATAGGACAACGTGGACCGTATGTTGAATTTACCAAGAATCAGATATGCGACCACGAATTGTATATACCCAAGTCTCAGTTATACAGATTAAGTGATCCAAAAGTCTATTACATAGAGTTTAGAACACTACAAAACAATGTGAAGGTGTATTATCAAATGAGAAGTGTAGCTTATGCTGATTATTTGATCAATCACTTTTACATATCACCAACTGATCTTTTCTTTATGGATAACGATACACATAGTCGGTGTATTAAAGAAAAGACTAATGTTAGTATTATCCCAGAAGAATTTTTTGAAACGGTTTGACAGTAACAAAACAACATAGTAGCATAAACAAGTATGAAGAAAGAAACATTAAATACATTCATTGACAAGTATTCACTTAACGGAACTATTGAGTCTGTAAAGTGGGTAGTAAACGCAAAAGATACAAACATCAAGACATCTGCAATTAGTGATGACAAGAACGTGTTGGGATTTGTCACGATCAAGACAAATGATGGATTGGAAGACATGGAGATTGGTGTTAATGACACAGCTAAGTTGAAGAAGATGTTGACTGTCTTGGCTGATGAGTTGACTATTTCTCCTACAAAGACCAACGACAAGGTTACATCTTTGGTGTTGGCAAGTGCCGAAACCGATGTTCAGTATGTTACGGCTGATTTGAGTGTGATTCCAAAGGCGGCTGAACTCAAGAAGTTGCCTCCGTTTAATTTGGAAATTCCGTTGACCAAGGAGTTCGTGACTACCTTTGTCAAGGCAAAGAGTGCGTTGAGTGATGTTGATATTTTCACTTTGACCACAGACAAGAAGGGTAAGATCAAGATGACTCTTGGATTTAGTAATGTAAACAGTAATCGTATCAATATTGAGGTCAAGCCGGTTGCAGGTAAGGATAAGATTGGTAAGACTCTTCATTTCAGTGCGAAGTATTTGAAGGAGATCTTGACTTCCAACACAGACTGTGATAATGCTGTATTGAAGATCAGTGATGCAGGTATTGCGAACGTTGAATTTGATAATGCAATGTTTAACAGCAATTACTTCCTGATCGAATTCAAGAATATCGACTAATATAAATTATGAGTTTCTTTACTGAAACAGAACAACCTCAAGTTTCTGACCATGGTGTTTGGGCTGAAAAGTATCGTCCAGACACTTTGGAAGACTATATTTGTGATGAACGAGTCAGATCGATCATCACTGATTATATCACCAAGAAGAATGTGCCTGGACATTTGTTATTTCATGGTAATGCAGGAACTGGTAAGACCACACTTGCAAAGATTATTACCAAGAACATTCCGTGTGATGTGATGTATGTCAACGCATCAGATAACACTGGTGTTGACTTTGTTCGTGATAAGATCAAGCCGTTCGCATCAACAATGGGTTTCAATGATCTTAAGATTGTGATTCTGGACGAGTCTGACTATATGTCTACAAACTCACAGGCATCACTTCGTAATTTGATGGAGACTTACAGTAAGACGACTCGTTTTATTCTTACTTGTAACTATATTGATAAGATCATTGAACCGTTGTTCAGTAGGACTCAAGTGTTCAAATTGGAACCTCCTACGATGAAGGATGTTGCGATGTATATCGTGAAGATCCTTACGAAGGAGAATATCACATTTGAAATGCCAACGGTGGCAACTGTGGTCAAAGAGTATTATCCAGATATTCGTAAGATCGTCAATGTTGTTCAACAGAGTTCTACCAGTGGAAAATTGGAGCTGGTCAAGTTACAGTCTGCCAATGCAGATGTAAAGAACAAGATGATTTCTATTCTTAAGACTGCCAAGACCAACAAGAAGGCATTTACTGAGATTAGACAGTTGATCAATGATGCAGGTATCAAACATTTTGACGAACTGTATTCTGAGTTATATAACAAGGCTATTGAGTATGATAATGGTCATACAATTAGTGTGATTGTAGATATCTCGGAAAGTCTATACCAAAATGCATTGGTTATTGATAAAGAGATTACGTTCATGGCTTGTATTGCCAAGATCATAAAGGTCATATCTAAGTAATTGTAAAAAGTAGGCAAATACCCACTCGGACTATTTATTACCAAATGAGTAACAAGAAAGTTGTTTATTTCGGTGCGGATGGTGCGAGTGGGTATGCTAATGCGGCCAAGGGATACATTTATGACCTATTACAAAACGGTCATGAAGTTTATTTTGCTACATTGTCTGGAGCACCAGTAAAAGATGACACTGAGTTTTACAAGTATTTTCACAACAACTTAAAGAAGCTTCCCGTATTTTCAAAGAAAGAAAAGTTGAGTGATTCGGAAGTGGTGATTCATTTTACACCCGACATTTGGAATCAAGTCATTGAGTCACACAAAGATTGGATTGGTAACAAAAAAATTACTGGCAGAACTGTATGGGACTTTGATCCGCTTCCAGACAAGTGGGTAAAAGCGATAAATGACAGTATCGTAAATGTAGTAAGCGTGCCTTCACAATGGTGTAAAGAGGTGTTTGTAAATTCAGGCATCAAGAAGGATATTATAGTGGAACCACACACAATACCACCCGTTCACTATAAACGTCACAGTATAGTTGACTTATTTGAAAATGCCAGAATATTCAGTCCGGTTCCAATAAACTATCAACGGTTTGCCAAGAGAGTCAAGTTTCTGAATGTATCGTCATTGGTATCCAGAAAGAACACTGGGTTTTTGATCGAAGCATACTTGGATTCATTTGCTTTTGATGACGAAACATTATTGATATGTAAGTTCACTGACAACCTTAATAATGTTAAGACCATTGAGAAACATATACAAGAGATCATACTCAAAAAGATCAAGAATCGGGACAAAGACTTTGCTTATGCTCCTATTGTAGTAATAAGCGAAAGGTTGAGCTTTGACAAAATTCAGAGTCTACATGATGACACTGACATTTATGTTAACGTATCAAGAGGTGAAGGATTCAATATACCATGTTACACCGCAAAGACTAAGAATAAAGATATTGTAAGTCCTTTACATGGCGGTATGACAGATTACCTTACAAACTATCCTAGATTGTTTGAGGTTAATTACAACACAACATATATCAGTAGTTATGACAAAAACATAGATACATCAATGTTGATGTGGATCAATATGAACACCAAGAGTGTTGATCCGTCATACGAAGATTTGTGCAACAGTCTCAAGAACGCATACTACGCAAATATTAGAAAGTGTGTATATCTTGATTCTGTAGAATTGTATCAACCAAATACGTCACAAACGGAAGAGTCTTCATTGTTTCCAATTTACTTTAAAAATGGATGGCACAATGAATCGTTGGTCAATGGTATTTGGTCAGACAAAGAAGCTGAAATTATAATTGGACCCGATGTATACAAATTTGAAGTTGTAGTGGAATCAATTACCGATGTCAATGTGACGTTTACTATAAATGAAGTTGATCATGTATATTCGATGAAACGTGGTCAACACTCATTGAAGATAATTTCCAAAGAAGAAAAGAATGTCAAGATCAACTGTGATGTTACATTCGACGGGTCATTTATAAACCGATCTGGCAACAATCGGTATGGCATCAAGATTGTAGACGTTTATGTCAATGGCATCAAGAACAATACCAGTAGGTTGTTATTCAAAGATACCAATTTCAACGAACGTGTATTGGTAGAAACTGGATTTGTTATAGAGAAGTCAAATGTCTTGAACAAGGGTGAGTATGGTGACATCATCATCAAGTTCAAAGAGTTGACTGATAATAACAAGTATCCAAAGAAGATCAATCTTGGTAGACAATTGTCTTTCTATTCACATAGATCTGGATGGAATTATGTGTTGCACAACATGGCAGCGCTCAATAGCAACAGTGGCGTTTATTGTGACGGGTTTATAGAGAACAATTTTAGTTGGAGAAAGACAGAATGTATTCTTCAAAAGACTATTCCTTACAACAAGAGTTGGATTGGGTTTATTCACAATCCTCCAAACATGCCACCGTGGTTTAGTGACAACAATGCATTCAGTAACATCATATTGCAAGATCCATACTTCCTAGACAGTCTTAGAAGATGTAAGGGTATCTATACTTTATCCGAATATCATGCCAAGGTGATACGTCAATACATACCTTTTATTCCAGTTGAGTCACTATATCATCCAACTGAAATTCCAGAGTTACAATTTGATTTTGAAAGATTTGCGAAGAATCAAGAGAAAAAGCTTATCACAATAGGTTGGTGGTTACGTAAATTGAATGCGTTATATACTGTTAGAGCGCACGGTTATCAAAAGGTCAGATTGCTTCCAAACAATAAGTGTAAAGACACCATTTTCAGATTAGAAAAAATAGAGTCTCTTGTCAGTAATCAATACATCACTGATGAACAACGTAACTCTGTTAAAATCCTTGACTTTTTGCCAAACGATGAATATGATAAGATTTTGACAGAGAATGTCGTTTATTTGGATCTATACGATAGTAGTGCAAACAATGGTATCATTGAATGTATGGCTAGAGCGACTCCAATATTTATAAATCGTTTGCCCGCTGTTGTCGAATACTTGGGTGAAGGATATCCACTATATATTGATAGTCAGTTTGATCTGGAAGAAAAGCTTAAAGATTTGGATCTCATTAAGAGAGCACATCTTTATCTGAAAACTGTGAGATACAAAGTTGAAATTGGTCATTTCTTAGAAAGTATGGTCAATTCTAAGATTTATAAAAGTCTATGAATATTAAAGAAGTCTACTATAACAATATTGTTTATACCGTTCCCGTATCAACAATCAAACACATAAATAAACTTGACGTTGTTCAATTGACAGATGATTTGATCGTATTTTATTCCGATCAAGATAAATGCTGGAAAGAAGCGCCACTGGATCTACATACACTCTACACCAACACGGTCACAGTGAATGTAAAAAATGGACCAGAACTTCTCAAGTTAAAGTCTAATGCAAGCGATGTGTTTGAAATCTTGGATAAGAAGGTTGCCAAGGTAAAAATTGAAACTATCATCGTATGTGAAAATGCAGAAAATAATGTTTGGAATGTTCTGACGCCAGAGTCAGATCTTCATAAGTTATACAAATTATTTGAACAAAACAAACATCGAATGAACGCCGAAGATAAAGTTATTAACGGAGGACAATAATGAAAGACTTGACCAAAAAGATGTGCTTTAGACCTTGGGACTTCATGGAGATCCAAGATGATACCAACATGTATCCGTGTTGTCCAAACTGGGTCAATCAGTATAACTTTGGCAAAGTAAGAATTTCAGAAGGATTTGAGAATAGATGGAATGGAGAAAAAGCGCAAAGGTTTAGAGAATCAATTCTGGACGGAAGTTATAAGTATTGCAATAGAACTCAATGTCCGATGATTCAAAATGATTCATTGCCAAACGTAGAAGATGTTTTGGCTGGAAAACATGGTGCGGACAAAAAGAAAATCTATGAAGAAAAACAACTGATTTCATCCAATCCAAACTTCATCAATCTATGTTATGATAGAAGTTGCAATTTGAGATGTCCAAGTTGTCGTGAGAATTTTGTTTTCTTGAATGAAAAGAGTGTGGGCAACGAGTATTACACCAAGGTTCAATTTCAAGAAAAGTTGATTGAGTATCTTTATACATGTAAGGTAAGAACCACAATCAATGTTACTGGGTCTGGAGATCCATTTGCTAGTAGGTTGTTTTGGGAGTTTTTGACTTCATTTGAAGGTGTAAAGAATCCATTGGTAGAGTTCCAACTTCAAACAAACGGTGTTCTATTCACAGAAGAAAACTGGGATAAGATGAACAAGATTCACAACAATCGAATCAGCACAATAATCAGTTTGGATGCTGGAACCGAAGAAACTTACAATTACACTAGAAAAGGTGGTGATTGGAAGAAGTTGATGCGTAACTTGGACTTTGTTGAAACATTGTTTGACAAAGGTAAGTTACATTGGGTTAGATTGGACTTTGTATGTCAACAGAAGAATTACAAAGAAATACCACTGTTTGTGGACATAGCAAGATCACATAGTTTCTATTGTTATCTATCAAGGATTGTAAATTGGGGAACTTATCCTCCAGAGGAGTTTAACAAACACAACATATTTGATCCAAGTCATCCAGAACATGGCGAATTCTTGAATGTTATTAGACAAGATCTGAATTATGATCTTATAGACTTTGGTAATTTAAGTGAGTTCCGAGGTTGATAGTATGTCTGAGGTAATTTATATCAATTCACAACCATCACGATGGCACGGTAACGCCGATCTGTGCAAAGACTATAGCATCAATAAATCATATAATACTCTTGATGATATTGGATGGGGAATGAAAGAAAGTGATTACCCTTATTATTGGGGGACACCACACCCACAATATTATCAAGCGTCAACGTTATTTGTAAGAAAACACAATGGTAAAATGGATTATGGTCATTACAATGATGACAGACCATTCGCAACCATCAAGTTATTAAACGATGTTGACGCGGAGTATAACTTCAAGAATTTTGACTGGATTCAGATAGTTCTACATGATTCTGGTCCTACCAAACACATGTTGGATAATATCAAAATTCCTGTGTTTTCAACCGCATATTACAATTATGAATTTGAACAACACGAAGTTGATCTAGGCGTTTATAACCAACGAGAGTTTCTACCAGATGTCAAACAATTAACCAACTCAGAATACTATAATCGTGGTCTGTTGGTCAATAACACATTATCCATATTACCAACATGTGCTTATAGTGATTTTCTTGGAGTCAATTTTAATAACCTCACCAAATACAAACGTGAGTATGCTAAACATAACAAGGGATTACAACAAAAGGTTGGTTGGCGAGGATCTCTTAACTGTGATCAAAGAAGATCGTTGGTAAAATTGTCACAGAAATATCCAGATTTGATTGATGCCAAACATTGGATAAAACATCAATCGCCAGAAAAAGACATTTCACCAGAGTTCACATATTCTGAATATGTCACATTTGAAGATCAAGTAAAAGACTTTGACTATCTGATTGAGGTTGGTGCTGGTGGATTTAGTGGTCGAGTGCCACATTTGATTCAAACAAACAGAATCATATTCTCTACAGATCATCCAGTGTGGTCATATGCTGAACATCAACTGATTCCAGACAAACACTATATCAAAATTAAAAAGGATCTAAGTGATTTGGTTGAGAAGATAAACGATGTAAATAACAATTTATATAAGTTTGAATCGGTTAGAAATGAAATGTATAAATTGTCTGAGTCACATTTTACAATTGAAAACATACGTAGAGTGGTATATGATACTATTTCGATTAGACTCAATTTATTATGAATCGCACATTTTCTATAGTAATACCAATCAACACCAAGTCGGATTATGATGTTGAACGGTTCAATAAAGTCTTGGCACCATCGTTGAAATTCACTAACTGTCCCAAGATTGTTATCATACCTAAGATGTGTGACTCATTACAATTGGATGATACATACACTGTAGTATTGGACCATGATGTGGTTGTAACACCAACACGTTGCTCAGGTTATTTCAAACAATGTTTATTGAAGTTGTATATAGCACGACAAATAAAGACCACACATTATTTGTTGTTGGATAGTGATTTATATGTGAATCGAAAGTTTGATTTCAACGAATTCTTCAATGAAGATGGTGAGATTATTTTGTTCATCTATGATGCTTCACAACACTTAGATAAGTCACAGTATGATACTTGTTGTCATGTAAAGTGGCTATATGATGCGCTTGGATATATCAACAGAGATCCAAAGACTGTATTGTGGAAGTTCCATTATGGTGTAACTCCAGCATTAATGATTACTGACGAAGTAAAACAGATGTTGGACAATCTGGAAACAAATCATCCAACATTTGTTAAAGACTTTGTGTTGGGTAACATTGGGACCGAATACATGCACTATTACTTACATGTAAATGGTAAGTATTTGTATAGTGATGACCACAGTAGGGCTTTTTGTAGTGGTTTGTGGAATCCAAAAGAACCAGAGTCTCAGTTAAGAAAAACAGATGCGTTCTGGATTATACAGAGTAACCTCAAGATGAACAACGATGAGGTTCTACAGTTTGTTAGAGATAATGGAAGTAATCCAATTTAGCTAGATGTGTCTTTATTGTATCAAATGTTGATTGATCAATAAAATACATTATTTGATATTCGTCTAACATTGGTTTGATACCAAGATCGTTCAACATTCTCTTAATTTCTTGACCCTTACCAATTATCTTGCCACAGAAATTTATGTTACAGTCGTCTATAGCAAGATAAAAGTTGGCAGATGTTCTTCTTGAGAATATTGTGCAGAACTCTTTAAGATGATGTTCTTCTGATGGCCATGGATTGCCCCATTCCAAATCCATTGAGTCAAGATAAAATAACGACACCTTTTCTAAGTCGTTGAAGTTCTTGAGAAAGTTTACGCTGTCATCCAACTCTATGGTAGCATTGTCACCCACATAACTTCTTGCAGCGTTGACATCATTTGGGTTTATGTTTACTGAGTAGAGATGACCTTTGTAATAACTGACAAATTCATCTGCGATCAATGTAAATTGACCTTCACCTTTCCAGTTTTGATTCCAACGAGCACACCCAGTTTCAATGATGTAATATTCTGGCAGATTCAATTTTTCAAGTGCTTCAAAAATTGTTCTGAATCGGCGATGGGTTCCTTCAACTTCGGTATTGATTGTAAGGTTTTCAACATTTAAAAAATAGTCTGTTTGTGTAAATTTCATAAAAATCCATGTCGTTTAAAAGCCGTTTCTAGTTGATATAAATCAAGACACCACGGCTTGGACGCATCTTGTATTTTGTAATTAATAGGTTCCACAGTCGGGTATTTACATACAAACCTATCATCCATATATTGTCCGATGTTTTCCAACTGAATGATTGTTCTGTTGAATCGTTTGTATTCCAACCATTGATCGTTGAACTCCAAATTTGGAAAATTGATTATACCTATCTTGGTATTTTCTTTGGTGAAGAATATATGATTGGCACCACCACCATGTTCACAACAAACATGGGTAACTCGCTGAAATATGTTTATTCTGTCTCTGAAACTAATGCTGTCGGTGAATACAGGTTTGTAACCAAAGTATTCAAAGAATCTATGCACTTCTAAAATGTTCAATACTTTTCTGGTAGCGTTATGAACCAAACAGTTATTATATCTGGAAATATATACCTTCTTGTGTTGCCAATCATACGATGGATCATAAAATGTGTCGATCAACAATTTGAAAAACTCTAAACGTATTTCTTCACAAAAATAATCGTGTCTCCAGCATGAAGTTGGGTTAGCAATGTATAACTGATCACATTGATATGACTGTTCTAGGTATGGGTCCATGTATATAACATCATCTGCATAACGACCCAATACTTGTTTCAACTCATCTTGTGACAATATCTTCAAGTTGATCAGTAATTTTAAGTTTGGAATATGTTCTTTCAACTTGATGAACCTCATAATTTTTGGTGCATATTCCCAAAACCAATGATGAAAATTTCCTCCCCACGCATCATCCAAATAAAACACCGGATCGGATATGACTATAGGTAATTTTGGCTCTCTGGTGACATTCAAGTTTATTCGTTCGTCGTTCTCAAAAGCACCGCCACAATCTCTGAGTATTTTTCCGTTGAAATATGGGATGTAAAAAAAGAAAGGCTTTACTTCACAATTTTTATAGAAACTAACTCGTTCGTCAAATTCAACGTGTTTTTTGAAAATGAACGTAGCATTGTCATGTTTTGACAAATCTCTGATATTTCTTACAATCGGGTTGTCTTTATAAAAATGAAACATACCTAGATTTACATTCAGCTAAAATAGTTTTTCCAAAACTCGTATGTGTCTTTGATTGAATTGTCTTTGATATTGTTGTTTTCGATAATATACTTCCACGATCTAAAACACTCAACGTCTACTGGGGTTCCCAAACAAGCATATTTGTTTGCCGCATAGTGTGTAACCTTGAGTCCATCGTTGATCATCAAATTGTAAGGAACGGTAACGTAATATTCACCGTTTACACAAATTTTCTCATTCATCAAACGATTGAAATAGTGTTTCATGATCTTACCAGATTTGAAATAGTAAATACCATTTGAAGCCGGCTCATTTGGTTTTACAAGTTCCATAGGTTTCTTTTCATGAACATAGGTTACTGTTCCGTCGTCATTGACAGTCAAGAACGCAAATGACTTGTTATACAGTTTATGTGGAACAAAGCCAATGTGGGTTACTATACAACCGTCGGAATTTGATTCTCTACAATGTTTTAGAAAGTCTGCAAAATCCCAGTTTTGGGTCAAGTCACAGTAACTAACAATTACTTCTTCATCATCGGGTATTTGATCAAATGCGTGCGAAATAGAATAAACTGGTCCGAGGCTGTTTTTGTCAATAGCAACAATCTTTGACTTTTTGGATTCGAATATCACGGACTCAATCGCATTAGCAGACAAATCATCTCGTCTGACTATAAACAAAAAGTCATCGTCTTTTACAGATGGAAACATGTCCAAGACGTAATCCAATATCTTCTTGCCATCAATCTTTATCAATGACTTGATTGGATATCCCTTGGATGTAAAACGTTCACTGTTTCCTGATAGTGTTATAACAATCTTCATAAAATTTAATGTTGTCACTCACGATACCGTCAAACTGTAATATCTCTTCAACTGTATAGTGAGACAGTTCGGGCATAAGCAAAATACCCTTTCTATAAGTAGTAATTGTGTGTGGATGTATGAGAATTTTGTTTTTACTAGATAGAGTAAATTTGTCATCCGAATGTGTAAATATGTCCAAGATTGGGATCAAACTCAATCTGAACAATGATGCATCGTCTTTGCAATGAATCAATAGGTTGGCATAATGTTGTTTTAGAAATTGATCATCGATCTTCCATGTTGGTTCATCGTGTCCCAAAAACAAGGTATCGTCTTTATACCAAACATCTACTTCTAAACTATAACCTTGTGACACAACGTCAATGATAGTAGATGGGTCATTTTCGTAGGTTTTGTGTCTACCGTTGGTGTTGCCTCTGTGACTGATAAATTTCATTCAACAATATATATTTAGTAGTCTGATTATAAGACGAACCCAATCAAAATATAATAATTACACGAATTGACATGTGATCTAGTTATGATATGATTGAACACAAACTACTATGAAAGTTATAACAATACAACAACCCTTTTATCTAAAGTATGTCGCATCACTAAAGAAGTTGACCAAGAAAATTTCAAGAATCAGCACCGAACAAAAAATTCAAAGAGAACAAGATCTTTGGTATGGTCTTGAACAAGCAAACGACAAACCATTTAGGTGGTCTCATCCACTCACAAAAGTAAACATACAGAATGTAGACAAGGTGGTTTTTGTATTCTCCGATCCAATTGGCAGAGAAGTTTCATTTAAGACCAAGGAAGTGGATCATACTTTTAGACTTGAGCCTGGTGAAGAATACAAGGTGATTGTGTCTACCTACGATGCCACCGAGGTAACTATTCGAATTGATCCATTTAATCCAGATAGTGATACTCGTTCATTGGGAGCACAATATTATTCTATTACCTCAGAAGATACAGTAATCTTAAACTAAGATGGAAAAATACAATCAGAACAACGTTGACTTTCTAAGAGATCGCAGTAGTTCTTTGGTATTGATTTCAAAGGACAAAACGGTTCTTGATAGTTTGAAATCCGAGAAGGACATTGAAATCTATTTGATCGATGATCTGGAAGCCTTGAACGGCATCGGTATCTACAACGAACTGATAAAGAAACTTGGTAAAACGTTTGTATTCGTCAATAGTAGCTTTGAAGAAAACAAATTCCTACGTTTTGTAGTCAATAGAACTCTGAATGTATTTGAGAAAGAAAAGATATTCTGTAACATTATCGTATATCCAAAATACGATTTTCCTCGTAAAGAAACTCTAAAGAAGATTTCACTAATCAAGTTGTTCAATAGATCCAATATTGAGTTGAACGTTGTGGATTCGGTCTATTACGTTGGACAATATGGAACTTCTGGATATGCAACTGCTGCAAAAGGCTACGTTGCGGAGTATGTTACAAAGGGTGTTCCTATTTGTTGGCATACACTAAGGTTTGATAGTAGTAAACTTGACACTACAAACTATGTCAACGCTCTTGCTGAAAGTGCAATGAATAGACCTTTGATGGGTAAAGATCAAATCACGTTACATTCTACACCTGATCTTTGGCCAGAGTTCATAAGAAAATATGAATGTTCCAAGTATAAACGTGTTGTAGGATATTGTGCTTGGGAAAGCAGCAAACTTCCTCCAAAGTGGGTAGACTGTATCAACATGTTGCCCGAGGTTTGGGTTCCATCTGTATACAACAAGCAAGTGTATGAAAACTGTGGTGTAAAATCCAAGGTTGAAGTTGTTCCTCACGTTTGGTTTGATCAAAAACTTCTTGAAAAGAGAAAGATCAATATCACAGACTGTTTTGGAACAGAACTAAGTAAGACCAAATATACGTTTTATAGCATCGGTGAGTTGACTGCACGTAAGAGTATCGAAGAACTTGTTAAAGTATTTGATAAACTTAATGAAAACTATCCAAATACCCAACTGTTATTGAAAGTTCACTATAAAGATTATACTCTAAACAACATCAATTATATCGTAAACAAATTGAGTGTGTTGACTGATAAGATTGGTAAGAGTATACACTTGTTGTTGATGAATCTTAATGAACGAGAAATGTTAAGTTTGCACAGTTTTGGTGACTGTTATGTAAGTTTGACTAAATCAGAGGGATTTGGGTTGACCATCTTCGAAGCATTTCATCTAAAGAAAGATGTTATTGCTACGGGATATAGTGGTCATATCGACTTTCTTGGAAAAGACCACCCAGGTTTAGTGAAATATAAAATTGGATCAATTCAAGGTATGGAAACATTCAGTTCTAATTATACCAGTGACCAAGAGTGGGCATATCCAGATTTGGAACATACTTATGCTTTAATGGAATCAAAAGTCAAATAATGTTATGGATGACGCAATTATAATCAATCAATCATTTTGGAACAGAATCAAGAATATTCTAGGTGTGAGAGCATTCAATAGTGCTAGCACATTATCATTGAGTGGAACAGACTGGCACGAAGTCGAAAAAGATCTCGACGGAAACAAGTTCAGATGGTCTTTTCCAAAAACAGTAATTACATACGAGAACATTTCAGCCTTACGAGTGAAACTAGTTTGTCCAGTGGGCAGAGAGATTCATATACACAATGATAGAATCGACTTTAAACACAAATTGACTCCAAATAAACCATATATATTTATCATCAATACTGTTGGCACTAAAGACTTGACAATTGAGACAGATCCGTATATGCCTGAGAATGAAACACGTTCACTTGGACTGTGTTTCTCTCAAGTCTGTGAACATCCAAGTTTAGCCTGTCTATAAAATAATGAAAAAGTTACTATACCTTTGTTGCCATTGCGTCCTTGAATACGACGAACTTAGGCTTCTTAATGAGTTGGGATATGATGTATTCACAAACGATGCATATCATCGTCCAAAAAATCCTGTTGTAAACAGGCGACCACCATTGAACATTGAAGACAAGCCAGACTATCTTCAAAAGTTTTATGATATGTGTCATGTCAATTCACACAATCCAGATGTTAAACCTGAACAGTATAACAATCTGTTGACTGATGCTATGATTGACTCATTTGATACTATCATGATCATGCACCTTCCTAGGTTCATTGAACAAAACTGGGATCGTATCAAACACAAAAACGTTATTTGGAGAACAATTGGCCAATCAACTGCCGACGTTGAAGCCAAGATGCAAAAGTATCGTGCCGAGGGATTGAAGATTGTTCGTTATAGTCCAAAGGAACGTGAACTTACAAACTACTGTGGTGAAGATGCGATGATTCGATTTGCCAAGTATAAGGATGATTATCTACCATATGTTGGTGATCAAAATTATGTGATGACGTTTGGTCAGAACGTTGTTGGTAGAGGAGATCATTGTCGTTATGATTTGATTCGTCATGTTGCTAAGGATTTCAATTTCAAATTGTTTGGTCCAGGCAATCAAGCTGCTCCTATGGATTGTGGCGAGTTGGACTACAAAGATCAGTTGGTTGAACTATCAAAGAACAAGGTCTATTTGTATAGTGGAACTTGGCCAGCATCTTATACACTCAACTTCATGGAAGCGTGGATGAGCGGAATTCCTGTGGTTGCTTTGGGTGATGAACTTGCAAGTAAAGTTGGTAAGTTCCCATACGAAGTTAGCAGTTTGATCAAACACGGCGAAAACGGATTCTGTTGCAATAACGTTGCTGAAATCAAAGACTGTATTCGTGAAGTAATGATGAATGCAAATTGCAGAAAGATGATTAGCGAAAACGGAAGAAAAGCTGCTATCGCATATTTTGATGCAGAATCTATCAAACCTCAATGGAAAGAATTTTTAGATAAACTATGAAAGTATTTTGTGATTTTCACCACAGAGATTTAGTTAATTCAATGTGTCACCTATTCGAAAAAAGAATGGGTGCTGAACTCTACGTTCCTTACGGAATGGATTATTACAAACAAGGATATTGGCGAATTGTTGACGCAAATATTGATAGTGTAGCGGAACAATTCTTGGTCAACCAGTTTGGCAATGATGGTTTACAAGAGTTTACAGACAATGAAGACGGAACCGTCGTTGTAAAATCAAATGATGGAAAACTTCCTTATAAGGGAATGGACTTTGAGACATTCTGTAAGACCAAGTTTGATATCATTATTGCTACTGTTCCAGCACACATTCCACTTTACATGAAGTTGCTTAAGGATCATCAACCTCAAGCCAAGTTCATTTTTGAAGCAGGTAACAATTGGGGTAATATTAATACAAATGTTCCTAACTTCTTGAACTCTACAACTTACACGTTTGTTTCGGGTGAAGATATACATGGATTGACGATGAATGCTCTTTACAAGAAATTCCAAAAGAAGGACTTGTATAAGGGTATGCACAAGATATTCCAAAATAGACGTAATGGTAAGAAGTGTAACATGGTATTTTTCCATCCAGAGTTTGATCTGAATGTGTTTAAGAACAATAACAGTATCAAAAACATAAAGAGTATTAGTAACATTCGTCATAACTGTAATACTCTAGGTGGTTTGTATGAACTTGAACGTCGTTTGCCAGACTGGACTATCAAGGCATACGGTGTTGGTAACCGTGACGGTGAGTTAAAGACTGACTATGACATTGCTAGAGTGATGAATGAGTCTGGTTTTGTGTATCACGTTAAACCAGTTGGCGATGGGTATGGATATAATATTCACCAAGCATATGCTGTTGGAAGTATTTTGATCACCGACAGTAGTCACATGTCTAGTGGCGGCAATCCAGAAGAATGGTTTACTTCACAACTGTTGTTGGATGTTGAGAACTATGGAACCACACCAACTTTTGTTGACTGGGGTAAGTATAACTACGATAGTGTGGTCAATAGATTGAAGTGGTGTGCCGATAACTATCCAACAATTCAAGAGAACGCAATGAATAAATTTAAAGAAGTTGTGGACTTTGATGAAGAATATCAGAAGATCCGAGTATTTATTGAAAGACTAATATGAAAGTTTTAGCTGATTATCACCACTTATCCCTACTCAGGTCCATCTACATTTTGTTTGGACAACGCCTCAACTATGAGTTAGACATTCCCTGCGGTTGGGATTGGTATTTTGAAGGATCACTATACAGTTCATATGCACCCGAAGTTGGATCTTACACAATTCAACCTGAGTTTGACAATGCGTATTTTAAACAATACATGCCAAAGTTGAAAGGTGGTAGTTTTGAAAAGTTCAAAGACAATGAGTATGACATCGTAGTCTGCACTCTATTGGAGAATTATATTACTTGGAAAGAACTGATCAAACATTACAATTTGAAATGTAAGTTGATTTTCCAAATTGGTAATAATATTCCTCTTTGGTGTCAACCAACTACATTTGAAAACCTATTGTCTAGTTCTTGGCCATGTTATGTAAATTATAATTGTAAGAACAAGGTATTTTACCATCAAGAGTTCGACACAACCAAGTTCACTCAGAAGTTGGATTGCAACAGAAAGTCTATAGCAAATCTACAACACTTTATGCAAATGCCTGAGTTGTTTTATGGTTTGGAAAAGGCAATGCCTGACTACACATTTAAAGCACACGGTGCGGGTAATCGTGATGGTTATATACCCAACGGTGAAGATGAAATGTCCAATTTCATAAAGAATCTAGGATTTTTGTTTCACTGTAAGGTGGTTGATGAAGGTTATGGTCACAACGTCCACAATGCGTTTGCATGTGGTAAGCCTGTAATTGTTGATTCTACCCACATGGGTGTTGATTGGAACGGTTGGATTGGTAATACCGCATCATTGATGTTTGAAGATGGCAAGACGATTATTGATGTAAATGGTAAGACCCAAAAAGAAATCGAATTTAAAATCAGAGAAATGACCGAAAATTACGAAGAAGTCAGTAATTATGTTATGAAAAAATTTAAACAAGTTAGTGACTTTGACTATGAGTTTTTGATGATTAAGTCATTCTTGGCAAACTTAGTATGAACGACGACAAAAAAATATCCTTACTGTTACCTGCAACCGGCGAACCATTGTTGATGTATTGCTGGATGACTAATTTACAAAAATATAGTCACCACTTTGACAACATCTTTGTGTCCGTGGACTGCATGGGTCGATTGAACAGAATGGAGTTTATTTTTATTCAGAATTATCTTACTAGACTCTATAGAAAGTTTCCAAATCTACGAGACAATGCAGAATATTTGGTGGCACAACACGGTCTCAATATTGATTTGTTGTTGAACAAGTATGAACCTGATATCAGAGACAACGTGCTTTTGATGGAAGAAGATGACTTTATTATCAATCCACAATTTGTCACAGAACATATCAATGACTATTTTAATAATGGATATGATGTGTTGGGTGTTGGTAGAGGATCGGCAACACCATATTTGTTGGACTCATTGTTTCCGTTGGTAAAACGTAGACCAAATCTTCAAATAGATACAACACTGTCTTCAAATGATACTGCTATAAGTTTTTGGCCTACATTCTTTTTGACTCGAAAGAATTTGCTTACCAAGTCATCAAGAGAGTTTCATTCAAAGACTTGGCCATCTGGATCTGTAATCAAAATTGGTGATGAACAATTGGTTTTGGACAGAGAATGTAGTGGAGATACATTTGTGAGTTACGCTTATGAATTGTATGGAAATCCAGACGTAAAGAAAGTTAGATTGTTGTCTAATACTCCACAAGAAGTGTGGGTTCCAGAACATGCTTATCCCGTAGGACATTATTACAGAACATATCATTCTAGTCTACATGATAATGAACTATTGGATATGGTAATACCAACATCCATGGATTTCCATGTTGGTTCACTATCCACATTCATTTCAAACAAGTTCTGGAAACCTTTCAAAGGAACATACGAAGAACATTCATACATGAAAGCAATGTATGCACAGAAAGCCAATGAGAATAACAATTGCAATAATCTAGCAATTGTTGAACCATACCGTAGGTGTTTGCTAATGCGAGAGATGTTGAATTCGATCAAGACTCCAAAAGACTTTGAGTTTTATGACATTTACCAAGAGAATTTAAATCGAACAATTAATACGTATGAAACCGAAAATGATATGGTTTCAATATTAAAGGCATATGGTATTAATGGTTTACATGATGGAAAGATTGATGTTGATAAATACAAGACAATCAGTAAGATGATACTATGAACAAAGTAGACTTGTTTGTTATAGCAGCTCCTAACTTTGATAGTCCTATTATAAGAGACTTTATACACAAGTATCATAACAGGTTCAATAAAGTATTTTACATATTTTCTTACTCACAAGTCTTTAATGAAAAGTGGAGACCATACACCACATTTGTTGAAAATGATCTGAAAGACAAGTGTGAGGTGATTTATTGTAGAATGTCAGGAGCATTGGATACTGATTGGCGAGATGAATGTGTTCAAGAAGTTTTAAAGCGTTCAACCGGCGATTATATTTTCTCAATGGAACCCGATTTTATTGGCGATTGGGATAAAATAGTTGACCTCATTCTAAACAAGAATTATTCTTTGTTTTCCATGTTGGACTCAAACCTCAGTGGACTCAGATTGTGGCCTTGTTTTTGGGGATGTAAGAAATCGTTATTATCTCAAATAAAGTATCCAAAGTTTGGAGCACCCGTTGATGCGAGAGTAAAGGAATTGTTTGGGGTCGATTACAACAAGAAGTTGCGATTCAATGTAGATGGATTGCAACATGTAGATTCAAAAGACAGAGTAAAGTTCTACAAAGAAAACAAAATTATCACCGAGGAAGTTCCATTTCCACATTTTTATGACCACTTTGATTTGGTGTCTGCACAGTTGATGGATATTATTCAAGATGATGGTGAACAGTTGTTGTTACTCAATAGAATGGATGATGTGTGGTATTATCACATTGCGGGTATAACTCACGATTTCCATACTATGTATGAACACAATAGGATTGCCAGAGATACTATGGCATACCGTATGTTTTATGACTACTGTATGAAAACGAATGTTAATATGTTTCCAGATTGGTTGGAAGTGTCTAGTAGAATTATAAACTCATGAATTACTTAATAATTCCATTTATAAGATACTCACAAGTTGATACCAAGCTTGGATCGATGTTACATGATTACATTCTGTCTAATTTGTCAAAGTTTCCAGTGGATAATTTTGTGTTTATTGGAACATACATGGATTGGGAAAATACAGTGGTCAATGTAAATGGTAAAACTATCACATACATACCAACTCTTCAATGTCACCAAGAAAATTTGCAAATTGCAATCAATAGGTTAAACGACGATGATAAATTTGTAGTCATGGATAGTGATTTGGTGATATACGATTATGACATCTTCAATCGTATGTTCAAATATTTGGATGATCATGATATTGTGTCTAACTTGGATGGTGGATGCACAATAACTCCAACTTACTTTCACATTTGGCAAAAAGGACATTTTCCAGAAGATCCTCATCGTAATTTCATGTATACGTCACCTATATTTGCACCAAACGAATATCGTGGTGGAAGAGGACGTTTTGCAGCAACATTGTTTGGTTGCACAAAAAAGTTTTGGATGAAACATTGTGGCACAGTTGAAGAATATTGTTCACACGAATCGATGGAAATATTTTCTAGGAATGTTTTGAAGTATACTCCAGATGTGAAGTTCAAAGAATTGTTGGACTATAGGTGTAATGTATGGATTCCACCTGAACACCAAAAAATTCAAATATACAGAAATTCAGATGATGAAAGATGTGATGAAAACGTCACAAAAATAGGCGAATACTACCATATCAGAAATTTTGGTGAAACTGTAAAGATGATAGATTATATCATCGACAATCGTGTGTATGTTCATCATAATAAACCCGAATCACAACGATTGTTGGCGTGGTTTACAATTGTTTTGGAAAAATTAATTCAAATTGATTCAAGTTATTCTGTCTATACTACTTATATAGACAGAATTCGGAATGACACGGAAATTTCCAAAGAACTGTTTGATGAATATCTGACCAAATTTAAAGAATTTCACAGATCTAATTTGTTATGAGCGAAGATGTAAAACAAAAAACAAGAGCAGTAGGTGTAACATCAATTGGTAATCCCATCACTCTGATTGCCACATTAGAAAAATTTAAGAGGATATGTAGAGGTTACAGAGTTTATGTGATGTTAAATATTGCTAGAGAATGCAACAATCGTGAGAACATAACTCACCTCACTGAACAAACATACAAGATATGTCAACACTATGAAAAGTATTTCTCACAGTTATTGATCATTGAAAACACTGCTAATTCTTGGATGTCACATGGTCTTTGTTTGGATACACTATTTACATTGACCACCGAAGATGAAATGGCATTCTTCGAAGAGGATGCGTATTTGACTGATAAAGTAACATTTGATAATTGGTTCAATCAACTCAAAGACAATCATTTAAATTGTGTTGTTGCTCCTCAGAACCCTAATAACTTTGGTCAGTTATTTAGTAAACTTGGTATATTCCATGGCGCAGTCAACATGCCTGGTAAGGAAAGTATATTCTTTGTTAGACGAGATATATTGGAGTTGTATGATTGGCCTGCATTTGATTACGTGAAATGGGAAAATCAATTTGTGTATAAGCCGAACGAGTGTTTAGAGTTGAAGTTCAATGAAGAAATACACTTTGATACGTTTGAGTTTTTCTCACTCAATTGTTGGATGAACAAAAATATCAAAAAGAGTGTTTATGAAGAACACAACTTTGATTATTGGGTTTCTGAAGGTAGAGGAAATATTGATGAGTTTTTCAGAAAGCATGCTTCTCCACCACCATACATTCATTACTTCAATGGAGCATTGTTTCAATACTTGGATTACCACGATAAGGGAAATAAAAAGTTTTACTATGATATGGTGCATGACGCTCCCCACTTCGGTCAATTCATGTATCATATGTCTACGTTCTTGATTCATTATTCGATATTGTTGACCATCAAAAAACGTTATATTCAACTATGTGGTATTGAAGAATACAAACGTCATAAGAAGTCACTTAGAAATGCTATAGTGTTATTGTTCAATTATTTTGGATACTACACTATCAAGAAAAAGTTCAAGATGCACTTGTATTTCAAATTTGCATGTAGACACTCAAGAAAAGTTCATTATTTGAGTGAGGAGGTAGTATAAAAATCTATATATTTTTATGGAAGCAAGTTATATTTTGAATCTAATTTTTGACTATAAAGAATATGCTGTAAGTGCTAGTGCGTCTGCGTTTGCAGCAATGTTTTTTACGTTTATCAAATCACTCAAATCATCGTATCAGAAACACAACTACTGGGTCAAATTCTATCAACTGGTAATCAATAAAAAACCAGATTTGATTGTTGAAATGGGAATTTTGGAAGGTTACTCATTGTTTAGTTTTGCAAGAGGATGTGTTGAAAATAGAAAAGGTAAGATTATCGCTATTGATCTATTCGAAGACTATCCGTATAATCATGCTAGATACGATGATATCAAGTCGAAATTGGAAAAGTGGGGCATGGACAAGTGTGTGTATCTCCACAAAGGTGACGCACTAAATTTAGATCTAAATTTTGATGACAAGTCAATTGATCTTCTTCACATCGACATTTCAAACACAGGTGACAAAATCGAAAAGTTGTTGTTGGACTATCATTCCAAGATGAAAGACGATGGTATCATTTTGTTTGAAGGCGGAAGCAAGTCCAGAGACAATATTCCATGGATGATTGACTATAATTGTGTTCCTATTGCTCCAATTCTTGAAAAAGAAGAAATGACTCGACTTTATGATTTCTTTGTGATAGAAAATTACCCATCACTAACAATTTGTTATAAAAAAAATGAACAGCCCAAGATTATTCTTTGATATATACAAGACATACGCAAACTACAAAGATGTAGCAGACCTCGTAGTTTTGGAAATAAATGACACTGGAAAGTTGTCTTCACAGATGTGGAAACAATTGTTTACCAAAATTCATGTGGAGAACGACTTATCTAAAGTTGGATCATATGAATTTGATATATGCTTTTTGAACATCACCGATTGGTCAAAATCAGAACGAATACTCTATAGTCTCAACTACAGTCCTAGACCAAGAGGTCACCATGAAATTATTGTTGCCAACAAAGCTGAGTTTTGGCCATATTTTCTTCCATCTCCAAAAGATGGAATTTGTCCAGAAGGTATTTGTCAACGTGCAAAGTTATGGGGCGGAGAACAAGATACTAGACAGTTTAGTGTGAGAGGTGACATGGGATTGTTTCCATACAAAATAAAGAAGCCAGATCAAACTGTTGTTGCTGAATCCAAAGAGAATGAAGCGACAGTGTTGTGGTATTCATGAACCAAATTGATGTTAGTGATACCAGAGCTATAGGATTGACCACACTTGGTAATCCTATAACATTGATAGCATCATTGGACAGACTCAGTAAGTTATGTCCTCAATACAAGCTATACATCTGTTTAAATCCCCAAAGAGAGTATGTATCAGACGAACAGTTTGATTACATTGTAAATTCGTCATACAAGATCATACAGTCGTATCAACATCTATTCAAAGAAGTTGTAGTAATTGAGGCACATTACAAAGCTTGGTGGGGAACCAAGTTGTGGGCAACACATGGGTTTTGTATTGATGCGTTGTTAGAGCTTTCAAATGAACAACAAATAGCTATATTTGAAGAAGATGCTTTCGTATTTGACAAAGGATTGTTTGACACATGGTTTGACAAGTTAAATACAGTTCATGTTTTTTGTGGTATGAATAGTATCACGCCAAATAACTGTGATGTATTTGATAAAGTAAGATTGTTTTCCTCAACTCCAGATGTTCCTGGTCCTGCAAAAGAAAGCATTTTATTTATCAACAAATCAATCAAACAACATTGGGATTGGATTTCAACCGATTACTTTAAACTTGAAAATAACATATTGTTCACACCACCATTTGATAGTCCAAAACTAAATTTCAGACGAGAAGTTAATTTTGATACATTTGAGTTTTTCTCGTTGATGTGTTACCTCAACAAAGATATAAAAATGGAATTTTACGAAGAAAATTCCTACAACTATTGGTGGTATCAAGGTTTGAACAATCAGTCTGAGTTTTATGTGAAACATGGAAACTTTGATCAATACATTCACTATTTTAACAGTGCTTTGTTCCAACAGTTAGAGTTCAACGATAAGTCGAATGCAAAAATATACAAAGATAGATTACTAGCATCAAAAGATTGGAGTCCATTTGTTCATCATCTCTCCACATACATTCTAGGGTTATCTTTACTACATTATTATAAAAAAGCATATGTGGATTTATTGGGAAATGAACAATATATAAAACACAAAAGATCGTTAAAAAACTATGTATACTTGTTAATTCAATACTATGGTTATGGTCGTATCAATCTTGAGTTTAACATATACAAACTTATAAGGTTCACATATCGATATATTAGAAAACACCATGGGTGTAAATGAATATGAGTCCAATTTTTCAATTTGAAGAACTTGATGTCGAACTACTAAAGCAGTTTGACGGAACCAACAATTATTTCAACTGTTCACATTTGAACGGTAAAACTATATTTCGTAAGGAACACAAAATAAGCAGAGACTTTCATGCTTGTGATATTATTGATCAAGACGGTGCGATCATACTACAAAATTATGCGGACGAAGAGTATCACTATAGTTTTGAAGATGCACGGTGGATCGATGATAAAAATATTGGTGTATGTGTTGCCAAGTTTGATATTGAGGATCTTGCCAAACTTGAAGGTGTTCATTTTAAGAGATACAATCTGGAAACCAAGAAACTCTATCACTACATAACCCGTAGAGCACATTTTGAAAAACACTGGCAGTTCTATAACAACTACATAATCTATCATGTTAATCCATATACAATAATGGATTCATCTGAACAAGAAGTGTTTGTTAAAAAAATCAACTGGAAACCATGGATTGAGAAGTATGGTAACCCAGGGTTAAGCACCAACGTATTTGATGTTCACGGTGAAAAGTTCTTGTTGTATCATAGTTATGTTTACTTTGGACCAGCAATAATGAGATACTTTATTGGGGTGATGAAAGTGAAGAATGACATTACTCCAGTAGGATACTGTCTAAATCCACTATTGGTATCAGACAGAAACTATTCAAGTTCATACGTATTGAATCGTTTGTGGTCATGGAGAAACACAACTCATAGAAATGCTATCAAGTATGAAGTGATCTTTCCAATGAATGTTGTGACCGATGACAAGTCGATTCATATTTATGGTGGATTAAATGATTGTTCTGCTGTAAAGATGAGTATCGACAAATTGACGTTTGTTGAAAGAATTAAGAATCAACCATTCATAATTCACTGAAATGCGGACTTTGGTAATAACCAGATTTGATGAAAACTTGAGTTGGTTGGAAAAAGTCAAGGATGATGTAGTTATTTACAACAAAGGGTTTCCGTTGTTGCCGTATGAGTTTAAAACACTGCCAAACGTCGGTCGAGAGGCAGACAGTATGTTGTATCACATCGTCAACAACTATCATAATTTGAGTGACGAAATTGTTTTTCTTCAAGGAGACCCGTTTGATCATTGTTGGGATGTATTGAAATTAATTGATGAAAAACGTAATGTTGATGACGTTGTTTGGTTGGGTAGCAATTGGGGTCCAGTAACAAAAAATTATGATGGTGGACCAGGCCATGGATGTTTTCTACCCATGATCAAAATATCAAAGCTTTTGTTTGAGAACTGCACGTTTGATAAAACCACTACATTCACGTTTTCCGCCGGAGCACAATACATCGTTCCAAAACACAAGATTCTCTCAAAGAGTTTGGATTGGTGGAAACATTCGTATGATGTGTTTACAAACAATCTGCCAACAACTCCATGGGTATATGAAAGACTTTGGCCGTTGATTTGGAATTATTCGACAAACCATTGATTGCAGTTTTTCATGAACTCAATTTTGTCACCGGTGAATGTCGGATGATATGTTTTTGGTTTGATTCTCAATACTTGTTCATAGGTATAATTTACCCCTACATCACTTAGTAGATTAATTTGATCTTTTATATCAACCGTATTCTCAATGATGTTTCTGAAATACTCCGTCATTATATGTTCATCTAAATTATTCAAGTGGTCAAAATGTGGCAGAAATAGATTACTGTAGTTTTGGATATGATGAAACGAAGCATCGGATCGTCTAACATACATGAACCCAGTATTTATGGTTTTCTCTCGTCCAATCCATTGATATAAATGTTCTTTTTTGAGTGGATCGACACCAGTTCGTATTTGCAAATAATACTTGAATCCAAATGTGGCTGGTTCTGTATGATAAAACTTGTTGTCGTTATCCATCCAGTATATCAATTCATCAACAAAATCTTCGAAGATTATCAAATCTGAATCAATCAGACACACACGATCATTGTTCAACAGTGTTTGGTAAACTACATCATGTTTTAGAAACTGATATACTGAGTATGATTCGCTTCGTTTGTATGTTGCAGCAAGATCAGTGTTGTCCAAATGATGTTTTAGTTTATCTGATATGTTTGCAAACAAAACTGGTTTGTATAATTGTATGTCACATTCCAGATTTTTGGATGTCATTGAGTTATATGTATTCTCATCGGTGCAAAACACAACCAAGTCAGTGTGACGGGAAAACTGTTTGAGTTGAAGATACAAATTATAACAAATATCTATGTAAGCGAAGTTGATGAACGTGATTAGTTTCATTAATTATATATAGAGTTTTAGCTTGTATTGCGCAATGTATAATAATCGACGTAGATATATATGAGTATGAATGATGTTACCATAGTTGCTCCAGTTTATTTAGGAAAACCACATCGTCTTGAATATTTTCAAACATACATAAATTATTGTTTGTCACAACGTGATTTTGATAAAATGAATTTTGTGTTTTTGGTTGAGCCAGATGTAATGAATTTTGATCTACTCACAAAGTTGAGATTGTATCCAAACATACGCATAATGGTTAATCCATACAAATATGGACTGTTGTTGAACCAATACATGACACTCTACTACAGTTTTGAGATACTAAACTTGGAACATGTGATTTACACCGAGGATGATTGTGTGATGTCCAATGACATGTATGACATTACAAAGTTCTATGTCAACTCACAGTATTATGATAACAACACTATTTTGACTTATTTGAACAAAGACAACTTGGTTGATCCTCCACAGAACGATGACGGTAAAGATGTCTTAGAGGTAAAAAACAACTTTCATCCAGTTAGAACAGGCATGGTTTACTTTGCTACATGGGGATATCTTTGCACCAGAAGAATGTGGTTTGATTGTATGAAAAAATGGCCACATCAATGGTGTTTCTCTGAACATCTGCTTCCTCATTATTTGGACAAAATCAAAACTGTGACCCCAAAACTTTCTAGGTTGAATCACATTGGTGTGTTGGGAGCATCATACAACGAAGAAATTTACAAGAGTCATGAATTTACAAACTACATGCCTCCTACTTTCTCAGATAGACTAGAATATAAATTCCATGAAATATGATTATTTGATTGTTGGCAGTGGTTTGTTTGGTGCCACGTTTGCCAATCTCGCAAAAGAAGCTGGTAAATCGTGCTTGATCTTGGAAAAGAGACCACACGTTGCTGGTAATTGTTACACCGACAGAATTCAGAACATCAACGTTCATGTGTATGGTCCGCACATATTTCATACATCAAATAAAGAAATATGGGATTATGTCAATAAGTTTGCAACGTTCAACAACTTTGTCAACAGACCAAAGGTGAAATACAAGAATAATATCTATTCGTTTCCAATTAATATGTTTACTCTTTACCAACTGTGGGGATGTCAAACACCAAGTGAGGCAAAAAGTAAACTAGAATCTGTGCGAGTTAAAATTGAGAACCCACAGAACTTGGAAGAATGGATTTTGAGTCAAGTGGGTGAAGACTTGTATCATACGTTTATAAAAGGATACACCACAAAACAGTGGGGTAGAGATCCAAAAGAATTACCATCTTTTATCATCAAACGTCTGCCAATCAGATTGACGTATGACGATAACTATTACAACGACACATATCAAGGTATTCCGATTGGAGGATATACTCAGATGATAAAAAACATGATGAAAGACATACCAATTGAAACTGGTGTGGACTTTCTAAAAGACCTTGAGTATTGGTCTAGTAAAGCAAACAAAGTGGTATACACTGGTGCGTTAGATGAACTGTTTGGTTATAACAAGGGTGAGTTGGAATACAGAAGTCTCAGATTCGACATATCTGAAGTATTTGAGTCTGACTATCAAGGTAATGCCATAATGAACTATACTGAACAAAGTGTTCCATACACCCGTATAGTAGAACATAAACACTTTGAACAAACACAATCAAAGACCACTATAATCACGCGTGAGTATCCTCAGACATGGAATAGATCGTTGGAAAAATATTACCCAATCAATGACGAAAAAAACCACAGTCTATACACACATTATAAGAATGAATGTGCAGAACATTTTCCAAATATGATACTGGGTGGTCGATTGGCATGTTATCAGTATTTTGATATGCATCAGGCAATCGGACAAGCTATGCACCGATTTACAAACGTCGGTTGATTACACTATCAATATGATACATGTATTCTAGCTTTGTTTGTTTTTTGACCGCACAGTTTGCGTGATATAACACCACATCTTTTATTTCATTGTGTATGTGATGTAATCCAATTGATGTTGAAAAGAATTCGGGTGGAAACAAATCCCATTTCAAATCATAATCGTTTGGAGAATATAAGGTTTTGTTGATCAAACTTTGTTCCAATAAACCTGTATCCACGATCATCTTTAATATGTCTGAAAAGAATCTGTGGGTTTTATCACACGATTTTATCACGTTAAAACCAATATTGATGTTTCCCAATTGCATGTCATAGTTTCCATCAAGTGTTTTGTCGTAATATTCTTTCAACCGTTGTTTTTCTTGGTCGTCAAAAAACTCTCTTAGAAATATTACATCTTGATCTTTGATCACTTGATTGATTGCGGATAGTAGTGGTCTATACACAACTACGTCTACATCTGAAAACACGAAATAATCACCTTCTTTGGTTTGATTTATACCATTAATCATGCCAGACAATTTTGATTGCCAAGTATTGAATCCGCCACCAAACTTACAATGTTCTGGACATTCTTCATCAAACTGAGGAGTATCAATTGGTATTTCAATCAGATTGAAGTTTTCTTTGTCTTTTATACTATTGATGAAGTTTTGTTTTAGATCCTCAAATAGTGGATCTGACATGTAGTATAAATTCATCCCATCACCTTTTGTTTAAACAAGTTCAACAGTTCAATCTTTTTGTTCACCTCAATCACACATGTTGCGTGATATGCGACAGTATCTTTGTTGATCATATTGTATGTCTCATATGCCGTTGTTGTAAATGTAAGAGGTAAAGTTCCCCAATTAAGATCATAGTCTGGATTTGAGAACAATATTCTGTTGACGCACGTTTGATCCATAAGACCGTCAGGCCACAAAGCATGATCATGTGAGTCTACGAAATTCTTTGTGTTCTCAATCATGTGTAACACATCTTGAAAGAATCTTTTGGATTTGTCACAAGCCTTGACCACACAAAAACCAAAGTTACAATGACCTGCTACATCACCACCTTGTTGTGGTAATGATCCGTGTGGTATTTCTCGTATGAACATCACATCTCTATTGTCAAGAACTTCATTCAATATGGGTATGATTGGTTTGAAAAATACTACATCGACATCTGAATATACAAAGTATTCGTTTGGTTCACATATGTCTATGGTTTCCAACAAGAACTTTACTTTGTCTTTCCAAACTTGAATACCACCACCAAACAATCTGTGTTGATAAAAGTCGGTTTCAAACTTTGGAGTCTCCAACTTCTTTTCAATCAATTCAAAAGTATCTTTTAGATTGTCAAGAAAATGAGTTCTCAATGGCAAAAAACCATCATCATACATGTAACACAACTTCATATGTTCTTGAAAAAGTCTATCAATCGATTGGAGTTCTTCAACATAATATCACGGAACATATCTCGACGTTCTTGTTCTCTACCAATTGGTTCGAAGTTTTCAAGAACATTAGTAAGTTTCTCTTCATCAAGAAAGAATGCTTTACGCAGAGGAAACGAGCCTGGAAGATTATCTTTACAGTAATGATAGTCTAAATCTATCTTTTCAACAGTGGGGATTATTCTTACAAGTGATGGGTCCAAATGTTCTGAAAACGATGGTATGTCACTACAGATGATTTCGGCGCCGGTTGACAATCCTTCATACAAATAATGTCCCCAACTTTCGTATAGACTTGGGCATATGTGAACAGAGTGACGGTTCAACATCTTTTTGATATCACGTTTAATCATGTATTGTGTGATATATTCCACGTTTGCAGGCGCAACAAATCGTTTTGTGGTATCTACAACGGTAATTGGAACCTTTTGACGCATTATTGCTTCGGTATTCTTTTGAATTGCTCTACCATTGAAATGAAGAAACTTTTGTTCTTTGGCAATTGTTGGATCGTAAAAATCGTATGACAATAGTGGCAAACATATTACGTCTGGTCTGATTGGTTCCAACAACTTTCGAGCATATTCAGTCTTCACAACGATATAGTCAAATTGATCTACTTTCTTTAGATCATCAACACCAGCCCACTCTTCATTAACAAACCAAATGTTCTTTTTGAAATTTTGAAGATAATCATATCTTGGGTTTTGAATCCAGATACCCACATCACCGGTTTCATCTGCAACATAGTTTGGAACAGCCCAGTTTTTACCCAAGTGTTCAATGAAAAGAATATCGGCATTTTCTGTTACATTTTTTTGAATCAAGTTTTGTAACAACATCGCATCAATCACGATGCCTGCTCTATTATTATATGTAAGAAGTTTGACTTTCATGTTATTGTGAAATACCAGTATATATGTATCAATAAGTCGGCAATCAAAAATTGATAATCAAAATTATAATATGAAAATTGCTATATGCACAATTTCCACTGATGCTTATTGGGATAAATACCCAGCATTGCGTAAATCAATAGATACACATTTTTTAACAAAATACTCTGTTCACAATTTTGTATACACTGATGCTTTATCGTCGCACAGTGAGGTGTTTCATACATCACATTTACCATCTCCATTGATAACATTAATGAAGTTTAATCTACTGGTTCAAAAACAACACATACTTAGAAATTTTGATTTGTTATACTTTATCGATGGCGATTGTATTGTTGTTGATGATATAGACGAGGAAGTATTTCCAACCACTGATGCTCCAATTGTAGCAACAAAACATCCATGGCAATCATACAATAGTGAACAGTATGATACCAACCCATCATCGACGGCGTATGTGTT